GTTGACGGCAAAAAAAAACCAGCCTAGAAAAGCCGGTTGTTCCAATATCCAAAACTAAACTGTATAAAAACTGAGAAAATACTAAGACTTTTTATGCGAGGCTGCAAATTGTTTTGCCTGTAAAATACTATTGAATTTCATAATTAAATATACGAAATTTTTAAACAAGTACATCAGAACTTGGTAAATTTGGTAAATTAATATTGAATTCAATCCATCCTGTTTCTTGGTTTATCCATCGCTTAGTTACTCGGACATCTGCAATGTGTTTGTCTTCCATTAATAATCCGTCAAAAAATGCTTTGGCCAAATTATCCCAATCTGGTTTTTGCTGATGCAGTTTCTTATGCATATGCTCTTTTTGATATTTTTTCCAGCTTTTCGGTACAGGTATATAAAAAACAATATGCCCTCCTTGTTCGGGAGGGACAAATTGTTTAGATCTTGCCATAGCAGATAAAGTTATTTTGTATGCATTATACTTCTCTAATCTCATCAATCTTTTTAATCCTGATGGTCTTAACTTATCTCTTGGAATTTTAAAAAATATTCTATCCCCTTGGGTTGCTCGGACATTAGTCTGCGGATTTATATTAAATATTACTTTCTTTTCGTTTCTCAATTTCATTTAATGTTTTGTGCCAATGGCGATCTACCACATTGTACAAATGTACATTAATATACCCGGATATAGTTTGTCCTTTGCTTTTTGAAATTAGTTTAATCCGATCCAATAGTTCTTTGTCAATCCTTACAGATTCTGTAGCATCTTGTTTCATTTTGTGGTAAATTTAAGATTGTTGATTAAAATTGATATGCGACAGTTCAAAATCTGCTAAATATTCTCTAGCCTTAATTACTTTCTGATAAACTTTGTGGATTGCAATCTCATCTCTTTCTACTGGGAATATTAAGACTCTTTCTTCCTTATCAATGTCATCAAAGGTCATATTCTTTTCTATCTTCAATGCTTCTTTGATATACTCTGGTGACTCATCAGATATTACATCCATTGACTTCAATAGCCTGTATTTCTCTCCATTAATAATATGATCCGGAGTGTTTACTAAGCAGTATGCAATGTAGGATTTTGTTGCTCTAGATAGTGCCATATAGCCTTGTAATTGATAGTAATAGTTGCTGTCCAATGATTCTCCGACATTGGCCATGAATGTGAATAGATCATAACTTGATTTTATATCTGTAATTGATGTTGCATTATGAATACTTTCGCCTTCAAAGATATCTGGAAGTCCGGTAATGTAATCATTATACAATCGTTCTTCATTCTTATAAAGCATTTTCTTTTGTACTCTAGACAATAGGGTGATACTGTCTTCCTCAACCTCAATACCTTTCTGCATTTGCTTAGTGACAACATCTTTCTGTCTGCCATACTTCTCTTGAATGTACACGCTTTTGAGATGGGTCTTGGCCGTCTTAGATAATTCTCCTGCATCTTTAGCCGCTTTTTCTTTAGGCTCTGTCATTAGATAGCCGATGCTGCTACATCTAATTAGGATTTCGTTCCAGTTCATACTGATAGTTGTTTTAATTTTGATTGATATTGTTTCTTTAAATTTTGAGGAATGACTAACTTATAGGTTTCCAATTCCTTAATATCATTACACTCCTCAATTAAAATCTGCATACGCTTTTCTTCTGTAGTAGGATCAGTTCTTTCAATCTTAGCTACAGGCAATGGCGCATCATCTTTTGTACGATTTAAATCTCTGCCAAATATTCTACCTAGCTTCTTGGCGCAGGATAAAAGGATCATCGCTTCCAACCTTGGGGAATCTGTTCTTAGATTTCCAGTCAAGATAATTCCTGCATCTCCACCACGTTTTATTTTTTCAGAAGTAAAAGGATTAGTGATTTCCATTACACCAGACCCTCTAGCCCATTTTCTTCCAAATAACGTAGTGGTTACTTCAAAAGACCATTGACCTAGGAATACATTATCCAACAAGGTTTGGATATGTGAAATCGGAAGGTATAAACTCCCATCATCATTCTTTCTGGTTGCTGTTGCATCTGGATCTTGATTCATATCCAAGATAAATTGCTTTAATTGTTCATTCATTTTTCTAGAGTTTTGCTTAATAATTCTGTTGCAGTTAAAAGTAGTTTGTTAACGTACTTCAGACGTTCAATCTCTTTGTTGTTTAATTTTTTTTTGATAACAATGTTGAATAAAATGTCCGTTACCACAGACAAATCCTCTAGCAATTCAATGTCAACCGTTACTTTTTTAGCCATAGTTTTGTTTTTTGGATGAATAATAAGCAAATATACCACTCTTTACCACAACGCAAAATAATATTACTCATTTTGTATTTTCATTAACTTATCTCCCCTACATTTCGCCAACCAAATAATAAAAGAAAACCAACCACACCCTCCCTTTACAAAAAATTTTCTCTAGCAACGCACTTGGCTAGGTGTACGCCGGGGAAATTGTAACGTGGCCGCCATTGGGCTTTCGTTTAACTTTACCGGGTGGCCTAACTTTTCCGCTTTGTTTGTTGTCGTAGTTGGATCTTATTACTTTGTTGCTGTGGTTGGGTTGGGCTGTGGGGTGGGTTAAACTTTTTTTGTTGCCATATCTTTTTTAATCTGCTTAGTTCGTATCACTTGCTTTGTCTCTCGCTTTGGTTGGGTATGGTAGGCTGTAGAGGGGATTGTTAATTGTTTGTAGCCATTATCTGCCACCTAGCAGTAGGATGGTGGCTTATTAAATTTTTATAGCCTAGAATAGCCTAAAAACCTGCGTAATATTTTTATTGTATTTTTTTTTAAGAAATAAATTTGGAAAATAAATTACCACAATTTACCTTTGAGTAACAATTAGTAATATTTAGTAACTTAAAAAAGAGCATTTATTTTCATTCCGTAACAAATCGTAAATGGGTAAATTTGATAAAAAAGAAGTCTGCGAATATTGCGAGGAAAAAATGAACGCAATATATAGAAACAAAAGGTTTTGCTCTACCAAATGTAGGGTCTACTGGAACAGAGCAAATAGAAATATACAAGTTTTGCCTACTCCTGTAATAATTAAAGAAGCTCCTATAGTTAATAATATATCATTTTGGCAGAAAATGAGAAACAAGAAAAATGGAATAAAATGAAATGGAATCCATCAGATGGGATAGAAGATCCCGAAGAAATGCAAGACAATAATTTAAAATAATAACTATGACATCAATAGAATGGTTAATAGAACAATTAATGGAAAGAGGTTTCCAAGAAAAGAATTTTGAAATTCTTAACCAAGCCAAACTCATACACAAGCAAGAGATAATAGATGCTTATACTATTGGAAGCTACGATATGGCAGAAAAAGAATTTAAACCTGAACAATACTATCAAGAAACATTTGTAAGTAAGGGAAGTGATAACCATATTTCTGACATCAGCAAAATGGTAGAAGTTCCCCAACAAGAAATATCAGATGAAGAAATAGAGAAATCAGCAAATTATTTTTATCCATTATTAGGAGAACAAAGTAAAAAGGCATTATGGATAAATGGTTGTAAATGGTATAGAGAACAATTAAAAACTAAAACATAAATAAAATGGATGCACTACAACAATTTCAAGACATCTGCGACATTGCAGACAGAAACTATCTAAATATGTTTGATACAAGAATTATCAAATGCAAACAAGAGATAGAGATGAAACAAAGCGAACTAAAACATTGGGAGCAGATGAAGGAAATATATTTAGAAAACAAGAAGGATGTTAAAGGTTAATTTTATTTCTTATTCATACAATAATTAAAATAAAAAAAATGAACCAGCAAAAAATACAAAACAAAGAAAAATTCATAAGCCTATTAGTATGGGCATCTATCATTTGTATCGCTGTTGTCAGCTTGGGGCTGATATTTAAGATATGAATAGACATAAATGGTCGGTACTAGACGTATGTGAAAGATGTTCATTAGAAAGAAAAAATATAATGAATGTTATGGGAAAATATATCTCTCATTATAAAGTAAATAAATTATGGACTAAAATAAGACCTTTATGTATAACAAAAATTCCCAAACAAGATAATTAAAAAATACTATTAACCAAGCAATATTTTAATAATGAATAAAAAAGAAAGTTTTGCTGACAATACCTATAGTTTAGCAAAAGGAATGCATCACATTAATTTAGCCAAGATGTATTTTGAAGATGTAAGATTTGGAACTACAAGCGAAATTAAAATGGTATTTAACCAGTACATACAAAAATGTGATTGGATAATGAATAATTTAAAGCACCGATTAAGTGAAGAAAATAGAAAAAATTTACAAATTGAATTAGATGATTCAATATCTTTTGAAGCAATTAATGATAAATTAGTCCGGCTAGATAGCAATCAAAGATTATTATTAGAATCTATTATTGATAGTTTAATTAAAGGAGAAGAAATAAAAGTAGTAGAAAATTAAAATAAAAAACATGAATGTACTTTCTTTATTTGATGGAATGTCCTGCGGTAGACAAGCTTTAGAAAGAGCAGGTATAGAGGTTGATAAATATTTTGCTTCTGAAATTGATAAATATGCCATTACAGTTACAATGGCTAATTATCTAGATACAATTCAATTAGGATCAGTAGTAAATGTTGATGGGCATTCTTTACCTAAAATTGATTTACTTATTGGTGGATCACCTTGCCAATCATTTTCATTTGCCGGTAAAAGGAAAGGAATGAGTACAAAAGATGAACAAGAAATATTGACTCTTGAGCATTATTTGCAATTAAAATCAGAAGGATTTGAATTTGAAGGTCAATCTTATTTGTTTTGGGAATATATGCGATTGCTAAATGAGTTAAGGCAAAAAAACCCGAAAGTTTGTTTTCTTTTAGAGAATGTTGAGATGGGTGAAAAATGGGAAAAGGTATTAAGCAAAGCAATTGGAATAAATGGTATTCATATTAATTCATCTCTTGTTTCTGCACAAAATCGTAAACGTATTTATTGGACTAATATTGGAATGCGTCCTGCTGGATTATTTGGTGATATGCAAAGTATAATTGAACAACCAAAAAATAAAAATATTTTATTAAAAGACATACTTGAACATGAAGTAGATAAAAAATATTATTTAAGTGAAAAACTTATTGCAGGATTTGAAAAACACAAAATAAGACATGATGAGAAAGGAACTGGTTTTGGATTTAAGCCTAAAGAAGAAAATCAAAAAGGAAATTCATTAAGAGCAAACGCATCAATTTGTGCTACTGATAATATGCTTATAGTACATAACACACAAAAAAGAAGTGCAGATAGGCCATCTATTCAAAAAAATAAAAACGCTGGTGGTAGTGGACATTTATCAAGAACGGATGGCAAAACATATAGTTTAGATACAGGAAATACAAATGCTATTGAAATAAAATATCAAAATGAAATTGAAAAATCTTTATTAAATGAAAAAGCAACAACAATTGATGCAAGTTATTACAAAGGCTTTGGAGTAAGAAATGGAACTTGTAGGCAAGTTGTTCAAGTAAGTACAAATAATAAATCAAATGGAGGAACTCAACCATATCAACAAGATAGAATTTATGATATTGATGGCATAAGTCCTGCACTAACAAGTCAACTGCCGAAAGGAAGTTCAATGATTTATTTAAATGAAAATCAACAGAAAAAATTTAACCCAACTATAAATTCAGATAAAGCAAATACATTAACACTTGCTCAAGGAAGAGCAGGAAGTAGTGATGAATATATGGACGCAGTTAGTAAGATTGCTAATATTACTTCACGCATTCGCAGATTAACTCCAATAGAATGCGAACGATTGCAAACAGTTCCAGATAACTATACTAACTATGTTTCAGATAGCCAACGATACAAAATGCTAGGTAATGGATGGACAATTTCTGTGATATCTCACATTTTTTCTTATATAAACAAATAAATTATGCAGAGAGTAATAAATTTTAGTGGTGGAAAAACTAGTGCTTATATGACTATTCACACTTATCAGCCGGGAGATTTGGTTATATTTTGTGATACCGGCAGAGAGCATGAAAAGACTTATAAATTCATTAATGATTTTGAAGCACATGAAAATATCCCAATTATAAGGCTTAAATACATGGATCAAGAAAACCCATTTGATTTTTTATTGGCTAGAAAAAATTATAAAGTTATTCCTAATCGTATGAAACGGATTTGTACAGTTGAGTTAAAAGTAAAAACCTGTAAAAGATATTTAAAAACATTAGGTATACTTAGATTTGAAAATTTTATTGGCTTCAGATCAGATGAACCACTTAGAATTAAAAGACACGTTGAAAGATTCAAGAAAGTTAAAACTCAATTTCCACTATATGAAAAAGGAATAGATAAGCCAATGATTAATGATTTTTGGTCAAAAAAACTTTATAATTTAGAAATACCATCTATTTTAGGTAATTGTGATCTTTGTTTTATGAAAGGAAAGAATGCCATAATAAGTATCCTATCGGTATATCCAGAACTTGCAGATAAATGGATTGCTGATGAAGAAAAAGCACAAGTAAATGGTATGGGTGGTGGTCATCGTTATTTTACCGATGTAGATTATAAAACTCTTAAACAAATTGCTCAAAACAATCTCTTTAAACCTACTGATTTAAATGAAGTTGCCCCTGCATTTAATTGCGCTTGTACCACTTAAAAAAATAAAATGAATTTTGGAAAATATAAAAAAGCAAAGTATCAGTTAGTAATTGATACTAAAGTTGTATATTTTTTTGTAACTACAATACATTCAGAAGAAGAGTGTATAGAAATATTAAAAGAAGAAGCTAAATTTCATCGTACATCAATGAAAAGATATTATTCCATAAATAAAAAAGAAGATACATCAAACAGGACTCTTTTTATGGGAAAATTAGAACCATTAGGGTAATACTTTTTCTTCTAAAATAAGTGTTTGGTCAGTCCCATTTTCCATTACACTTATTCTATTTTTTTTTACAACTATTTTTAATTTGCCTAAGGTAAATGGAAATTCTGAAGCTTTGCAAATAATATAACCAGCTATATCATTTAATAAAAATTGATTTGATCCTTCATTATTTAATGCTGCTACATTAGCAATATCTTTATTTAATAAACCAGGTTTTAAAAATATTATAGATAATTCTGTTTTCATTTTTTATTATTTAAATCTTGATTCTACAATTTTTAATCTTGCTCTCATATTAATAATCATTTCTTTTAACTCTTCTCTAGACCATTTTTTAGTCAATCTAGAATCTTCTAAAAGAGTTGTTGATAGTCCTTGAGATTCCATATCTAATCTTTTTGCAAATTCTATTATATTGCCATAATATAATTGATTGCATTTTTTACATTGCGGCCTCATATTTCTTAAATCCCATCTAAGGTTCATAACTGTCCGTGGCACATAATGTCCACAATCTAAATTTTTCCAATGATCTATTGTGCCACAAGTATAACAACTTGCATTACCTAATTTATCAGCTTCTAATTGTCTAATAAATTTACTTACTATTTGATCTAAATCTTGAATTAAATAATTACGTTCTGCAATAGCAGGATCAGATACTTCATTTTGTAATTTATATAATTTCCTAGATAAAGCACTTTTGTTTGTTTTATTTAATTGTGATTGCATTTTTTGTTTACTCCGGCAATTTAAACAAAATAGATTTTTCCCTACTTTTATACAATCAACATTTTTTGCCTCACAATTTTCATTTGAACAATCGCCAAATTTAGTTCTTGGAATCATTAGTATTATTTTGAGTGTCAGAAGAAGGCATTATTTTTACATTTTCAAACAAACCTTTTTTTCTAGCTGTTTCAATAAGCGTAATGCCATTTTCATGCAGATAATCATCGCTCATACAAGCGTGAGTAAGTTCACCAATAAAAAGAACTTTTTCAACTACTGTCATTTCAGAATACTTTTTACAAATCATTGTTATAGGTTTAATAATTAAAAATTAATGTCAATGCCATTATCATCTTTATAAGGTTTCCATGTTGTTTTTGTTTCTAATATTGGAGGTATTTTTATTTCAGGTTGTTTATATTGTCTTTTATAATGCCAAGCAGCAACTGGATCTATTGGACTTCCTCCTTCCTCTAATCTTTCTAAAAAAGCACATCCATTTTTATACATTTCAAATTTTACAGGAAAATCTAACGAAGTTGGTCTTCCTCCTGTTTCTGTATCCTTAATTTTTCGCACATGGACTTCCGTTACCATCCAATCAGTTGGATGCTGAGTAATACGATGGATAGTCAAAAAATCATCAGTTTTATTAGCTACCTTTTGTCCTCCTTCTGTGTCTGCTTTATTTGGAGCGGCTTGATATTTCTTTTCGCCATCTTTTGTTCTTGCTGCTGCTGTTACTGCGTGATGATTCACAAACCAGCCAAAATTATTTTTTTGTCCAAAAGCTTTTATTTCACTTAGAGCTTCATAATGATATTCGTGTGTACTTAATTTGCTAAATCCACTTAAATCAATCTTTAAAGAATTGTACGGATCAATCATTCCATAATTATACTTTTTTACTTTCATCGTTTTCTTAACCATATTGATAATGTCCTTGTAATTGTATAAATCTTCTTGTGCTTTTATAAGCGAAAAATGACTTTCAATAAAATCTTTAGCTATTTTATATTCAGTTTCATTCATTGCATGATTACCAACCAATGGCTTTCCCCAATAGAATTGTATCATTTTTCTCATAAAAGCACCAAGAGTATTCTCACTTGAAAAAATTATTCCTTTCCACCCATGATACATTGCAGCCAATAAACACAAGTACCAAGTAAAAACTGATTTACCTGTATTATCTATACCATTAGTCATTACTAAGTTTCCCTCTTTAAAAAGAAAGTGCTTATCTAAACTAGGACTCCCGGTAGTTAATCCCATCTGCAATGTGCCATCTATAACTGACTTTAAATAATCATTATAATCCTCTGGCTTAGCTAAAAAAGAAAAATCATCATCTTCTACATTTACTCTTGAAGTTATTACCCTTGTGCTTGTTGGTTCTTTTTTAATTTCTTCCCTATCTCCATACCCTAGTTCATAAAGTTTTCTACTTGCCTCTGCAAAATCTTTATTGCATTCTAGAACAGCAAATACAGCATATGGCAGGTAAGCTTTTTCAGGTTCAAAATCGCTACTTGTAGTAAATACCGAAAACCATTTCTTATTTTCATCGTAATTACCAGAAGTTTGAGAAGATACTTGACCTGGCCTTAAAAAAATAATCTTTGCACCTTGTCTACGGACAACTTTCCACCCATTTTTTTCTAATAACCCAACTATATCTGCCCTATTGTTATAATCATCAAATGCAGATAATCCTTTTATTTTTTTATTATTTATCTTAATTGGGGCAATAAATTCCTCAACAACCTCGTTAAATTGTCGGGCTATTCCCATTAAAGTATCTCTTTCTTCATCTGTTAATTCGCAAATACTATAAAAATCACCATGAATTAACTTATATCCTACGGATGGATAGCAGACAATTTGACCCCCTATACCCCTAGTTTCTATAAGAACCCTCACCTTGTCATTTATCTTTGATTTTTGAGCCACTTCCTTCGCTGTGGTGTCATCCTTGCCCTTTAGTAGTTCTGATTCATAAGTTTTTTGGTAAGTTTCGTTCTTTTCTTGGTCGGTAGTAGACCGATTTGCCAACTTAGTGTTACCCCCAATATTTTTACTTCGGAAAATGAAATGGTATCCTCCATTTTTTGTTTCTTGGACAACAAGTTTTGATAATAATTTTGGATCTAGTTCGTGAATCAATCTTTTATAATTTTCACAAAGCTTACCGTCAAGGCTATATTTTTGGTCAATGTCAATAACTTCAACATTGCCTGATGGCTTACCACAAACCAATCCGACTGCAATGCAATTACTCAAATCGTATTTCTGAGTTGAATTTTGCCAATCTTTTACAATTGGTTGCTTCATTGCGTTTACTGGAATAAACTGCAACCCTTCTATTTCGTGTAATTCTTCACAATTCATAGCCATCTAATTTATTTTGAATTTTTCTGTCTAATATTTTTCTAAAACTCATGTAATTTGAAAGAACTTTTGCGATGTAGTCTACGTTTACACAATTGCCAAAGAAAACAATTTGATCCGCAGATTCGCCATTTGCGTACCTGTATCCACCCATCGCATTAAGCCTAAATGCTAATAAAATTTCTTCCAAAGTCAACTCTTCATACCCAAAATCCAAAATAAATGTAGCGATTTCTTCAGCAATAAACCTTGCAAAAAATTCGGTATTTGGCAAAGCGCATCCGCAAATACCTGCAACTCGGAGCATTATCTGATCTACCGATATTTTCAAGTCAGATTCATCCAACTGGCAAAAAGAAAAACTAGTATACCTAGCTTCCACTATCCTTTCTTCCGTTTTGTTTAGTTTTACTGTGGGTAGCAAATCTTTGAGCAAATAACTCTTCCCCCTGTGATTTAAAATTTCCGCTAAATTTTCCATTTTTTTCATTTTTTAGTTTAATAATGTCTTTATCCTTATCCTTATCCTTATCCTTAACCCTATCCTTGAGGTCAATTAGACCTCTAATTAAATTAATATCTATTTTATGCTTTTTATAAATATTTTCTATACTTTCATGTACTCTATTATTGGGATTAAAAGTAGTTCCGTATTGAAACACAAAAAAATCAGAAATCAACCAAATTGAATCTGAAATAACCTTAATTCTCTCTTTACCATTATTAAAATATATAAGGGCTTGTGTTGAGGTCAGCTTGACCTCATTAAGACTACAAAATGACCTCAAATTAACCTTAAATATACCAGCGTGATCACATGAAGAAAGTATATAAAACCAAAATAATTTATATTCAATAGACATTTCTAAAAACCAGTCTTCATCCCATATTTCCGTAGAAATAAATCTTTTAGCCATAAATTATTTTTTAAATTTTGTTTCTAAAACATCGTTTATTTTTTGCAAAACCTCATCAGTTAATAATACTCTATCAGCAAGTATATTTGAAATATGTTCTTGTGATATACCTGATTTATCAGCTAACCAAACTTGTTTTGTTCCTTTACTTTCTAAATAATCTTTAATCTGATTTGGAATACTTTTTGAACTTTTCATATTTTCTTTTTTTTATTTTGCAAATCTATACCATAAAAGATTTATTTCAAAATTTATTTTTTAAAAGAAAAATTTTGAAAATTATAATTATAATTATAATTTTGATTTTAAATAAATTAATAATGAATAATAAATTATCAGAAACATCACAAGAAGCTTATGAAATGATGAATAATACTATTTTGTCTAATCATCATAAGCAAATAATAGAAGCTTTAAAAACTTTGAAAAAAGCTACAGCTGAAGAAATTGCTAATTATTTAGATTGGGATGATAAAAACAGATCAGCAAGAAGAATGTCTGAACTTGAAAGAGAACAAATTATTTATAAACCAGGAGAAAAAAGAAAAACAAAATATGGTAGAAACGCTTACGTTTATTCATTAATAAAAAAAGAAGCTACACCATTATTTTTATTTGATTAATGAAAAAGAAAAAAAAGGAAATACAGGTAATAGAGCCGGTTCTTATTGTAAATAATCTTTTTAAGATTTATATCTACAAAAGAAACCGGCTTTTATTAAACCCTATTCCGCATAAATTTAAGATAGATATAATAAAAATTAAGGAAATAATTCATAGAATAAATAATACATTTACATAAAATTATTTAAATGGAACACGAGGTGTCTGGGTGTATAGATTGTCCTTTGTGTAAAATAGACTTTGGTTTAAATTATTATTGCGCTCATCCAGAAAACGAAGAATATGCTTTTGTTATAGAATTAGATAAAGATGAAGAATTAATTACTCCTAATAATTGCCCATTAAATAAATATCCTTTGATGATTAAGAAAAAAAATTGGCAGGTATTTGAAAACTTTTGGAGTAAAGACAATTAAAAAACCCATCACGATTGATGGGTTTTTTAAAAATAAAAACATTTTTTTACTATCCTGCGGCAGTAATAAGTGCAGCCACCGTTGAACTGGTATAAAATACAGTTTGAATTGGTGACGGTGCATTTGGTAATACATACACAGCAGTTACACAAGCTACTCCAGAATAAAGAGTGGATGGAATAGTTTTTAAATAAATTTGAGAAGGAGGGAATGCCATCACAACTCCAGAAGGTGCGTTCCAATCATTTGAATTAGAACCATAAACAGTTACAGAAATTAAGTTTGCCATTTTTTAATTGTTTTTTAGCTAAAAATAAATTAACGTAGTAAAAATAATCTAATTTTAGATACAAATGACAATTTTTGAACCAAAAAATTTAGTACCTTGCGTAACACCTCTTGGAGATGCATATGTTTGGTATATAAAATCCAATGGTTTTTTAGAGAACGATGAGGTTACTTGCATATTATTGGATACAGGGCAAGTTAAACACTTTACTACGGATCAAATAAAAATATGGCATAACGCAACATATGGAATTAAAAAAGACAAAATATGAACAAAAAGTACTTTGATTTAATTGAAACTGCCCCCTTAACTAAAACTCAAATTTCTAGAATAGAAAAAAGGAATCAGTCTAAATTAAAAAAACATTCCGAAAAGATAAGGACAATTAGTCTAGAAAAATTAAAACACAAAGTTGAACTTAATCACACAAATGGCCGAGTAATTATTTCAATAGATACAGAAGGGAAAAATACCCATACGTTTGAAAACGGCAGTAAAATATATATTGGTAGACAATTCAACAATTTGAATCGTAGAGAAACAGAACCAGTAAACGCATATGTAATTTCAGCAGATAGTATACCGCAGGGATCAGAAATATTGATTCATCCAAATGCTGTTATAGATTCTAATAAAATATTTGGATTTAATGAAGACATTTCAGATATTAAATACTATTCAATTCCTGCGCATCAATGTTATTTATGGAAAAATGAAAATAATTGGCAACCATTAAAAGGATTTGTAACTGCTTTAAGAGTTTTTGAAGAATATAAGGGGTTGCTATTAGGAGTAGACCATAAGTTAATTCCAAATGTTTTGTATATTACATCGGGAGAACTAGAGGGCAAAGTGGCACACACTTTGAAAGCTTGTGATTATGAAATTATTTTTATGGGAGATAAAGGAGTTGAAGAAAGAGTTATCAGATGCCGTCATTTTGAAGATGAAATAAATGAAAGAGAAGAAATAATTGGTATAGATATTGAAATGACAAAGAGAGTAAAAAAAGGAGATTTATTAGTAGGGATTTCATCAAGTGATGCAAAAAATATAATATTTGAATTATAAAATTAAAAAATAAAAATGGCAAAATTAATAGTACCATCTAATCCACAAACATTACAAAATAATAATACAACTCCTCAAATAACAACTAATCCACAATTAGTTACAACACCTCAAGTTAATACATTACCAAGTCAACCAATTAAAAATACAGTACCAGTAATAAAGGGAGCAATACTTGAATCTTTTGATAAAGGCAAAAAAAAATCAACACAACCTGTAAAAGAGTATGATTTTGGAAATGAAATGATAAATTTATCAAATAAGCTTTTACCATATGATAATCAAACTGCACCTAATTTAATAAAACAAGTTTCTACTGAAACAGGAATTAAGCCGAGTCTTTTATATTCTTCAGCTTATATAGAAGGTATGAATAAAGCAGCAGCAAATCCAGATGATATTTCTGAAGCTTATGCAACACTATCAGAAAAAGATCAAACTGATTTTCCTGTAGATGGTTTTTATAATTATGGATTAGATACATTTGGCACTAGATTTAATGATCTTAAAAAATATTTGCCAGTCGGATTTGAAAATAGATTTAAAACATTTCAAGGTAAAAATGAAAAGGGAGGCACTATATTAACAGCTGCTTTTAAAACAAATAAAGATGCGCTTATTGCGAAATCCGCAATGTTAAAATCAGAACAAGATAATGTTTTAAATTATGCTAAAGCAAATGGTATAAATTTAGATGAAGATGCTAAAGATTATTTTACTATGGCTTCATACAATAGTGGATTTGGTAATGCTAGAAAAATGATTGATGAATATAAAAAATCACCTAATAAACAAAGTTTTATTAATAATGGAGAAACTAGTTTAAAAGGGGTGCATACGAATGTATCAAGAAGAATGAAATTAAGACAAACTGCTACAAATTTATTAAATAAAAGTTAATGAAATAAAATAAATCTTTTAAAAGAAATCTATTCCATATATTTAATTATAAAAAATTAAAATTATGAAATACTTAATTATTTTGTTTTTATTATCTTTTACTTTTAATAGTTATGATAAAATAAATTATGATCAATCTTTAAAAGAATCTTATCAAATTTCATATAATAGAACTAAGAAATTGAAATGGGCAGATTTTAAAAAAGTAAATAATAATTCAAAAACAGCAGCACTTACAAGCAGCGGTATAACATATATTACAAATCAATATAAAAATTATAATGAAGTTTTAGTTTCTTGTGTTTTTGATAAAAATGAATCTTATTGCAATGGAAATAATAATACAGATTATATATTAAATCATGAACAAAAACATTTTGATATAACTTATATTTTTTGCAATAAATTTATAAATAGATTAAAGGAACAAAATAATTTGAATGGAGATAAGATTTTATTTATTTACAATCAAATTATAAATGAATGGGAAGAATATCAAAAAAAATATGATTTAGAAACTAATAATTCTATAAACAAAGTTGAACAAGAAAGATGGAATAAAATTGTAGAATTACAATTAAATTAATATGGCAGAAAATATTGAAGATTTAAAAAAAAGATTAGAATTATATGAACAAAATGGCCCAGCTAAATTATATTATTCTTTAAATCGTAAGGCAAATGAAATGGCAGATATTCTAAATAATACAAGTCTTAGAACACTTGATTTATCTGATGCAAAAGATAAAACATTTGAAAGAATGAAAATTATTTGGAATGATGCTACAAGTATTACTACTGCTATAACTGGATTAGCAATGGCTATTGGTATTACTGGGGATGAGGAAAAAGATGTGAAAAGAAATCAGATAATAACAACCCCAGAAAGCATAGCAAATCAATTAGGAGATAATAAAGTTCAAGATGTATAATAAAATAGAAGGCGGAACTTCAATAGATATTCAAGGTTTAATTTGTAACATACCCCCACAAGGGTATGTTTTTAATTTAGCTACGAAAAAACTAGAAGCAAGAACAATTCATAAGCGTTCAGATAATCCCAAAGATCAATATTGGGAAAGGATACCATTGCCCGGATGGTATAAAGATGTTATGAAAAAAGAGGATGCTTATGAGAAAAAAAGAAAAGAAGATGATGCTCCTTTTTATGATGAGAAATTAGAAGAATACAAAAGACAAGAATGGGACAGAAGGTTGAATGGATATTGGTTTATGAATAATGGTAAACCAACGTATTTAACTGGATCTCATTATATGTATTTGCAATGGTTTCAGATTGATATTGGATACCCTAGATTTAGACAACCAGACTTAGAATATTTTTACTTTTTAAAGTATGTAGAAGAAGACCCAGAATGTATGGGTATGCTTGAAATTACTAAACGAAGATTTGGTAAAACATTTAGAGGTGGTATGTTCTTGTATGATTACATTACTCGTACAAGAATGACCAATGGTGGTATCCAAAGTAAAACAGGTAATGATGCTAAGAAAGTATTTGCCAAAGCAGTAATTTCTCCATTCAAAAAATTACCTAGATTCTTTCGCCCAGAATATGATATGAGCTTGGGTGTTACTCCTAAATCAGAGATTAGATTCCAACAAACAAACGTAAGAGGTAAGAAAGCTGAAGACAACATTGATAAAGAAGAATTAGGATCAATGATTGACTGGGGAAGTGCTGATACCATTCATTATGATGGACAGAAATTACATAGATATTTTTCGGATGAGTGGGCAAAAACAACAGAGGTAAACATATACGATAGACATGAGGTTATTCGTTATTGTTTGCTAGATGATGAAGGTAAAATTATTGGTAAAGCCCTTTATAGTTCTACAGTTGAAAAATTGGATACAGAAAGAGATGGAATCCAACAAGCGGCAAGAACTCTTTGGAATGATAGTGATCAATTAAATAAACAGGGCAATGGAAGAACATCTAGCGGACTTTATAGATTTTTTATGACCGCAGATAGAGCTAAGAACTTTGATTTTTTTGGATTCCCTGATGTAGATAAAACAATAAAAGAAATATTAGCAGATAGAGAAACAGTTAAACATAATATTCGTTCTCTTACTAAAAGGATTAAAAAAGAAGCTAGAACTATTGAAGAAGCATTTAGTGAAGATGGGGATGATTGTATTTTTAATTCTCAAAATATAAATGAGCAACTTGCATATTTAAGACAGAATCCTGTATCTAGATTTAGATATTTAAATTTTTACAGAGATTTGGATACGCAAAAAGTAAAATGGCGAGATGTTGATCCAAATAAAACTGAATTATATTGGAAAGTATTAATGCTTCCACCAGCAGGGCAAGACAACAAATATGTTATGAATAACAATCAAAGAATGCCAACTAGAAATAGTATAGGTGTTATTGGTGTGGATGGTTATTCAAACACTCAAGGTGGTAAAGAATATGGATCAAAATTATCTGGATGGTATTTTATCAAATATGATATAAATGACCCAGAAAATACTGGTACATTTGGAGGTCATATTTATGGCAGACCAAATGAAAAAGATGATATGTATAATCAAATACTTCTTTGTTCTGAATATATGAGTTTCCCTACTTATTTTGAGTTTGTATCAGATGATTATTATACTTATTTTAAAAACAGAGGCCGATTGGCATATTTAGGAAGATTCCCTAAAAACTCTATAGACCCAATTAAATTTAAAAAAGACAAAGTAGATAGACATTTTGGTTTTCCAACAACAGAATTTGCACTTACTAAACAAAATGATGCAATGACAACATTCATAGAACATCATTGTAATAAAATATTTTACGAAGATTTGCTTGAAGATTTATTAAAATTTAGACCATATAAACGTACACCTTCAGATAGAACGGTGAGTGCTATGATTACGCTTGTTTCTAGCTTAGAACCAATACCTGTACCGCAAGTACCAAAAACACCATTAATAAAAATTTTTACTAATCAAAAAACCGCAGTTTAAAAAAAAATAATTTTGTTATTAAAAAATGATATATTTGGGTTATATTCAGAATTACCAATGAAAAACAAACACTTAAAAATATAAAACTAATCCATTGTTGCGAAAGTAATTAATGGATTTTTTTCTTATGAATAATACAGGCCAAATACTAAAAGAATTCCAATTAAATGATTTATCAGTAAAGGATAAATCGGATAAAGAATATGGATTGAGAATATCTCAATATATTGATTCTACTATAGGTGGTGGCATTAGTTCATATTATTGGACAAGAAATAATAGGTATAAATTAAATAGAAATTCAGCCAATGGTAAAATCAATATGGCTAAGTTTCAAGATCTTCTTGATTTCAATGGTAAAGTAAACTATGCTAACATAAATTGGCAATCAATTAAAATTGTAAATAGAATTATTTCTGGATTAGTAGGTAGATGGATGCAAAGAAATGAAAAAATCCAAATACAAGCTATTGATGATTTATCTCAACAAGATAAAATTGATGAGTATAATGAACTTGATTTTTATATAGCCAATAGAGAGATGTTGCAGAAGCTTCAAGAAGAAAGCGGTATGCAAGTTATTCCAGATAAAAAAATTCCAGAAACAAAAGAAGAATTAGATTTATGGACAACTCAATTTCAAAGATTACCAGAAGAGATTCTTTATGAAATGGGCTGTAATAACGTATTACAAGCGAATGGCTGGTTTGATACTTTGAAATATAAAATGCTACATGATAGTGCAGAAGTTGGATTCGTAGGCACTTATACATGGATGGATGACCAAGGTGTAATTCATGTTGATTACGTTAAACCAGAGAATGCTCTTTATTCTTATAGTGAATACAATGATTTTAGAGATACATCCTGGAGAGGGCAAGTAAAGTCAATGAAAATAAGTGACCTTCGTAGAAAATATGGCAAAGAATTCGGAGGCACATTAACCGAAGAACAACTTTGGGATATTGCTAATACATCAAAAGATTACCAGTTTAATGATAAATTAAGATGGGATGTAAATTGGAATATTACTTTTTTCCGTCCATACGATGAATTCAATGTTGATGTTTTAGATTTTGAATTAAAAACTGTAGACAGCGATACTTATACAGTAATTACTACTAAAAAGAATAAAAGCACATTACTTAAAAAAGGAAGAGATGAATCAACTTCTGATAATAAAGAAGTAATTGATGATACAAAATACAATATCTACAGAGGTGTAATGGTTAGGGTTAAGCAGGTTATGCTTGAATGGGGTTTAAAGAGAAATATGATTAGACCCCAAGATCCAAAAGAAACAGGTAATGCAGAATTTTCGTATTCATTCTATATGTATCAAAACTATAGTATGACTAATACGGCAGTACCAGAAAAGATTGAAGAACCTGCTGATCAAATGATTTTGGCTCGCCTTAAAATGCAACAACTTGTTGCTAAAATGCGACCAACAGGAGCGTTAATCAATTGGGATGCTTTGCAAAGTATTGATTATGGCTTAGGTGATGCTAATAAGACTATTGATGTAATGAAGCTATATGACCAAACAGGTTCGCTTTATTATAGAGGTAAAGATGATGAAGGCAATCAAATTCCAATACCTATTACTGAATTAGCAAATGCTGGATTTCTTCCTCAAATGCAGGGTCTTATTCAGTTGTACCAATTCCATTATTCAGTACTAAAAGATGAACTTGGCGAAGATCCAAATATGGCTGCACAAGCATTAACCCCAAGGGTAACAACCGGGAATATAGATACAGCCCAACAGGTTGCAGCCAATGCTACTGACTATATGTATGATGCTTATGTAGAATGCATGAAGCAAACAGCAAGAAAAGTTTCTTGTTTATTGCACAAGTCAGTAACATTTGGCGCTAAAGCTTACAGGAATTTATTAAAGAAAGAAGAGGTAAGCACAAGAATATTTAATACAGATGTTAGGTTATTACCTACTAGTCAAGATATAATGATGCTAGATCAAAAAATGAATCAAGCCATAGCATCTAATCCTCAATTTGCAATGTTTATTGATACGTTTAAAATCATTCGTATTGCAAAAGAAGATGTAAAACTAGCCGAAGAGTATTATAGAATTTCAATGAAAAAAATGATTGAAACTCAACAGGCACAAGCTATGCAAAATCAGCAAATGACAATACAAGGTCAAATGCAATCAGCTCAAATGGCTGAAGAAGAAAAGAGAAAATCATTGGAAATGGAGTTGGCTATTAAGAAACAAATAAGCGACCTTCAGACTAATAATGATTTGAAAAAAGCAATGGTTACTGGATTGTTTGGTATATATGAAAGAGGGTTACAAGTACCATCTGAATTAAAGGCTTTAGAATCTGAAATTATTCAAAATATAGGATTGCCTTTGTTTGCTGAAAATTTAGCAAATGTTGACCAAATGCAACAAGCTATGGCACAACAACAACAAGAACAAGGACAACCACAAGAAGAGGGTCAAGAACAAGAGGCGCAACAAAGTCCTGAACAAGAACAAGGTGAACAAGGAATGGAAGAACAACAAATGCAAGAAGAACAAATGTAATTTTATGCCAGATCCAACAAAAAAAACAGAAGAAAAAAAACCATCAGCACAAGCTTTTGGAGAAAAGATTAATAATGGATATCTAGTAGGTGGATCAGCAAAACTACCAGTAGGTAAAAAAACAAACATATCTTTAGGATATAATAAAGTTTTAGGCGAAGAACAACAAGGCAGCGATAAAACAATTAGTTTATCTAAAGAAACAAATAAAGGTGGAGAAATTTCTTTAGGATATTCATCTAATAAACAAGCAAACGCTTCTTATACTACTCCTAAAGGGAATAGTATTTCAGCAAGGTATAGTCCAATGGGAGGTGCATTAGTTTCGGCTAGAATTAATCTTAGTAAAAAGAAAAAGAATTAATTTTATGCCGTACAAATCAGAAGCGCAAAGAAAATATTTTAATGTTCATAAACAACAATTAGAGAAAGAAGGCGTTAACGTGAGCGAATGGAATAAAGAAAGTAAAGGCATGAAATTACCGGGCAAAATAATTGAAGCAAAACAAAAACTTAAAAAATAAAATAATATGCCAGATCCTAAAATGACAATGGAAAAAATGCAAACTGATACTTTGCCAAATAAAGCAAAGGCAGATTCTTTTATGATTGAATCACTCAATAAAAAAGAAAAAGCAGAAAAAGCAGAAAAACTCGGTAAAACACTTTTAAGTTTACCTACTAAAAAAGCAGATGCTCCTCGTCCATTTGGTGCAGCAAAGAAAAGTTTTGAAGAAGCTAAAACTTTAAGATCAGAATCAACCAAAGATTCTATAAATGCATTAAAAAATTCTTTACCGGGTAGCATTATTAATGCTAAATTAAAAAAAATAACAAATAAAGCTTAAAAAGAAAAAAAATGGGTAGAGCATTAGTAAATAAAGGAGAAATGTCGGGTTATGCTAAAGGCACTAATAGTGCATCTAAAGGCATGGCAATGGTGGGCGAAAAAGGGAAAGAAATAGTGATGATGAAAGGTGGCGAAAAAGTTATTCCAAACAATAAAATATCTAAATATATATCTGGAAAAATTATTCAAGCAAAAAATAAAAAGAAAAAATAATGCCTACAGTAACAAATCAAATAGCCGCACCTGCTTTAAGAGGGCAAGGTGTAAAAGTAACTTTAAATGCAGCAGATTCTGCTAATTTAGCTACAATGTTAATTGGAGCAACTTGTACAGCATCTGGATCTTCAAATACAGGAACAATTGTTTCTATTGATACATTTGGCAATTCATTTAAAGTGAGTCCAATAAGTCCAGCAACAAGATTTGATGGCACGGCCGTTGGTCAATTGGCAGCAGCAGTAACAATAACTTATTAATATTTAAAATAAAAAAAAATGGCACTCAGTTTAACACAAGATGTAACAACCGAATTTAATGCTAATAATGGTTATGTTGCAGATGCATCAAATTGGGATTATCTGATTTGGCAATTTGTAACTCCTTCTGGAACGATAAGCATTACTGCAACAAATGATGCAGGATCTGTTACTGGTAGTTTTGATGGTAATTCATTAACTGCAACTAATTTTGTAACGGTTTCTGCTACTAATGCGAATGCAAGTACGGTAGTAACATCTGTTTCTGCTGCTGGTATTTATAGGACATCTTATGTAGGTCAATTTGTAAAATTTGGCGGAGCAGCAGCAGCGGCAACTAAAGTAATTATTCAATTCCATAAATTCAGTTAATATGGATCTTACATCAGAAGTAATTAAAGGAAAACTTTTTTCTTTTCAAACATCAGCACATAGTCTTCATCTTGATACTAGATCTTATGCCGAGCATAAGGCTTTGCAAAAACTTTATGAAGGTATAGATGGAATTAAAGATGACATTCTTGAAATTCTTATGGGGTATCAAAATGGAAAAAGAATTGGCAAAGCCAAATTGGATGAATTTCCAACCTACAGTCAAGAAGCAGTAACTGGATTAGTGAAAGAGGGAATGTCTTTTGCTTATGAACTTGAAATGTGGGCCGAAAATAAAAAGTATTGTGACATATCAAATAAAGCACAAGATTTAAGTGGTTTATTTGCAAGAACACAATATATGCTTACGCTGAGTTAAAAAACAAATATATATATGTCAGAAGAAACAAACATTGAACAAACTACAATTGAGCAAGAAAATAATCTTGCCAATCCTTTCTCAGAAGAAAGTTGGAGCAATGCTTCAGTAAAAGTAGATGAAAATCAAACAAACAATTTAGAAACAAAATCAGATTCATCAAATCAATCTAAACAAGAATCAGAAAATGATGTTTTTGATGCTAATGAGTATCTTAAATTAAAACTTGGCTTTGATGATTGGGATGATGCGCTTACTCAAATAACTGAGTTAAGAAATAAAAAAGATTTTGTTTTTGAAAACGAAGACAGCAAGAAATTATTTGATTACGTTAAAGAACAAAAGGAAGATGATCTTATAAATTTTCTGCAAGAAAAAAAGAAAATAGAAAGATTATCTTCATCCGATGTTAAAGATGCAAACACAGCAGCAGAAATTGTAAAGCTGAGTATGGGAGTAAAAAACAAAGATTTAGAACAAGATGAAATAGATTTCCTATTTAATGAAAGATTTCAGAAACCTGCAAAACCAGAGCAGAAATATGATGAGTTAGATTCTGATTATGAAGAAAGAGTAGGCACTTGGGAAAACAGAGTTAATGAAATTGAAAAAAGACTAGTTATAGAAGCCAAACTAGTTAAACCAGAATTAGAAAAAATTAAATCAAATTTTATATTACCTGATTTAAATCCAAGTATACAAGTGAGTCCAGAAGTATTGGAAGCGCAAAAAAAATACATGGATAATTTTTATGGTAGTGTAAATGATGTAATAGGTTCATTTGAGGGTTTTACAGCTACAGTAAAAGATGAAGGAGCAGATTTTAATGTTGCATATATCCCATCCTATGAAGAAAAACAAGCCGTTGCTAACCAATTGAATTATTTTGCTGAAAACAATTTAGATGCTAACATGATATTTGCCGAAAGATGGGTAAATGATGATAACACTATTAATGTTCAGCAAATGACAAAAGATTTGTTTTTATTGCAAAATGAAGGCAAGATCACTCAAAAGTATGTCAACGAAGCCGCAAACAGAAGATTAGCTATGCATCTAAAAAAGCAAAGCAATATTGACTTTAGCGGAACATCAAACAGCGGAACATTTACACCAGACAATAGACAATCCGAAATGGATAAATTGGCTGCGATAATGTTTGCTAAATAACATTTTTAAAAACTTTAAAATCTAAACAAAATGGCAGGAATTCCTACCTCAAACATTTTGCAACCGGGTGCTATTAGTACCCCATATGTGCAAAGACAGTTAATCTCTGATCTTCAGTTATTGACTCCTCAGTACTACAAGCAGTACGTTGAAAAATATGGCAACGAAGATTTCACTTGGTGGTTATCTACCTATGGTGGAATGGAAGAAGTAAAAAATCGTAATTACTTTTGGTTTGAAAATTATGGTAAATTAATGGTTGGTATACAAGTTGCTACCGCAGTTACAGCAAACGTAGCAGGTGCAACAGTAAGTTTAACTTTGGCTTCTGGTGACCACTTTAATTCTGGTACACAATCTCCATTGAGAGTTGGTGAAACTATCAGAATCGCATCTACAAACGTAGAAGGTGAAATCATCGCAATCACAGGTACAACTGCTAATGCATTTACTTTCCAAATTCGTCCAAAAATTTCTACTCAAGCATTAAACACATTAGGTTCAACTCAATTGTTGACTACTGATGTTATTTTGTTTGGTGGTGATATGGATGCTGGTGAAGCTTCTACAAGCATCAATCCTCTTATCCATTTGGATCAGAAATATGAGAACAACATTACCGAAATGAGAGAATCTTGGTCAGCATCAGACTTAGCTGAAATGAGTGAGGTTTTCTATAACAGCGGTGTTTCTGGTATGGAAATGGCAGGTGGCGCACAAGCAGGTACTAGCTATTTCACTTACAAAGGATTGGTAAAATCAAACCAACGCTTCATCAACAACGTAGAGTTTAAATTAATGCGTGGTAATATTCAAAATAACTCTGGTTTAGGTACTACTACATCTGTAGGTTCTCAAGGTATTATTCCTAAGGTTCTTGCTGATGGTGAATCAGTTGGTTATACTCCGGGTACATTGGATATTGCTAAATTGCATGAAATCACTCGTATCATGGATGTTAATGGTTGTGCCAACGAAAATATGTGGTTACAAGATATTTATCAAAGACAAAACTTCTCTGATGGTTTGTTTAAAGAATATCCTGCTGGTGCTTACGTTTGGGGGCAAAACGAAAAGTCAGAAGAAGCCGCTATTAACTATGGTGTACAATCATTGAGAATTGATGGCTATATGTTCAAAGTTAAGAAGTACAAACAATTCAATACAGAAATGACCGTAGGTATCACTCCTGTATCTGATTACTTCCGTAATTTCGGAATGATTTGTCCTCAAGGCGAAACTCGTGATGCGAAAAATGTTACTAAAGCATACAAAAACATTACTGTTATGTATCAAGCTCCTCCAAAAGGTGGAACTACTGGTAACGCAATCAGAGTATGGCAATGGGGTGGTGGTTCTCAGAACCCAACTTCTGGTACAATGACTGACAACATTGAAACTATCACTTATCGTGGTACTCGTGTATGTGCAGCAAACCAATTCATTATCGTTCAAGCTGGATAATCAGTTGAATAAAAAAACACCCCGGGTTGAGAAATCTCCCGGGGTTATTTTAAAATATCATCCTATGTATGTAGGAGGCATAAGCCTTAAAATTTAAAAAATAAAAAAAATAAAATGGCAAGATTAAAAGATGTGAATTTTTCTATACAAGGAGAAACACAACAATCAGAAAGTTCTTTATTTCACGATGAAGTTGCAAGAATAGCAGTAGCAGATAATCCACCAACTACTGAAACAAGATTTCATATTTTTAAATTGGTAGATACCAATAAAAAAGGTGGTACTTATATTCCTAACATTGATGATGTTATTAACCCAGAAACAGGTAAAGAAGAAAGGGTTAGATTGCTTTCTGGAATAGAATCAATTTGGGTAAAAGACCAAAAGGGATTAGATCAAGATTATATAAGACAAAACGCAAAAAGTTTATCTTTCCCTAGAGGTGCAAAATGTTTGCGTATACCAGATTGGGATAAAACAGCTTTAGAGTTTGCAAGAATATGCAGACATAATATTGGTAATCCAAACCGCAAAAGTGGAAGTAAATTTGAGTTTTTTGAATATGATCCAGCAAAACAAGCTAGAGAAGCATTTGAAAGAGAAAGCCTAGAAATTGATATGGCAATCATTGCTCGTGAATTGGATGAAATTACTTTGAAAAAATATATCAGCTTTTTGAAAATAATTATGCACGATGAACTTGGCGAACCCAAAACAATTGATTCTTTAAGAAAAGAATTAATGATGTATGCTAAGAGAAATCCATTTTTATTCAAAGATTTAATTAATAATAAATCAATTGAAGTTGAGATTAGTTATATGATAAAGAAAGGGATTCTTTCAGCTAAAATAGATGTAGGAAGTCAACCTGGTAGAGCATTTTGGGCAAATGGCGGTGGTTTAATTGGATTAATCCCATCTAATAGACAAGCCTTGGATTATTTAACTGAGTTGGCTTTGACTAATACAGAAGAAGGAAGAACATTTCAAAAACAATTAAAAGAAACAATGAAATGACAATAGATGAAATTTACCAAATAATACTTTATAGTACAGCTAAGAATTTATCTCAAGGGTACGTTAGTCCTACAGATTTTAATCTTACTATAAATCAAGCACAAAAAAGCTATACATCGTATTTACTTGGTTCATTTCAACAATATATGCCTGGAAGGGCGGTTGCAAGGGTAGAATTTGGACAAAACACAATAGTCAGAACAAGGTTAGCTCCAATAATATATTGGGCAAATTTAACGGTGAATGGCTCTGGGTTTTGTTCATACCCTAGTGATTATTTACAGGCAGATGCAATGTTTACAAATACTGGATATAATCGTATTAGATGCGTACAGCAGGATTCTTTATATTCTTATTATAATTCTGCAATAGATCCAATAACTACTAACCCTATTTATATTTTAGAAGACACAGGATTTCATTTTTTCCCTGAAACCATAGGAACGGCTAAATTAAGTTATGTAGCTAATCCTCCAGATATGGTTTGGGCATATGCAGATAATACAAATGGCATCCCAGTTTTTACAACAGGTATTCAAGGAGTAAATGTAATTACAGGTGGTAGTGGTTATTCTTCCGCAACAGTTATATTTTCAGCCCCATCAATAGGAGGAGTTCAAGCAACAGGCACAGTAACTTTATCAAGCGGTGTAGTTACAGGTATAGTTATGACAAATAATGGTAGTGGGTATATTGGTTTAACACCTACAATGACTTTTACCGGAGTAGGGGGTACAGGTGCAACTTTTTCTGCACCAACAATTTCAGTAAATCCAGTTTGGGATGATGCGACTATGTTAGAAATAATAGTTAGAGCATTAGCGATTATTGGTGTAAATTTACAATTAAATGTAGTTGAACAATATTCAATGGCAATTAAAAACCAAGGACAATAATGGCAAATCAAATACAAGGAACGGTTTACCAAATTGATGGCAGCCCATTATCATCTCCAATAGAAGTTTCTTTTTTAACTAATAACATATATATTAGAGAGTATCAAATTGGTTTGATATCAGAGGTTAATGCAGCCATTGTTTATTATCCAAACACAAGCAACCAATTACAAGAACAAACATTTTTAGTTTCTGAATCCGCATCTACATTAATAGCGGCAGCAAACGTAAACGGAACTACACAAGTATCAACTACAGTTTTAGAAATAAATCAAGATCCACAAATACCGGGCGGATTAAATTTCAGTTTTCCTGCACAAGGTATTTCAATATGGCCTGTGGCTGTACCTATAGTAGGAGGGGTAAATTCATTTCTTGAATTTAAAAATAAAAAATATTACCTTCTTGAAGATGAAGCTACGTTAGTATCAGCGGCAAATGCAGGAGGTGGAGGAGGAGGAGGAGTAAGTGGAGATGGCACTACAAATTATATTGCTAAATGGTCAAATGCAACAACTCTTTCAGATTCTAATTTATTTGATGATGGAAATGTAATTAAAAGTGTTTATGGCGGTAATGATACAGGGACTTATCTTGATTTTGGGAATAAAACATTTTTATTTGGAGAAGGGGGTAATACACTACCCTATGGTTTAAAAGTTATTTTTGATAATTCTAATTCAGAGTGTTCTTTAGGCGATATTACAAATAATTATTTATTAGTAATGTTGCATATATTACCAAATCAAATAGAAACAAGATGGAACGGTTGGACTACTGGATTAAATTTAGATTATACAAATGGTATTTATAGATTTGGAGATTACGGTAATTCTAATAAAGGAACTTATTTAAATATAGATGATACAAATAGCAAAATTTCAACTTTTTATAATTCTATTAATATTGGTTTAGATTTGGATTTTGCAAATAGTGTCTATTGTTTTGGATCACCATTTGAAGTATCTGGAATAAAAGTAGAAGAAGCTGCCAGAGTGGTAACTATAGGTGATAGTTTTGGAAATGGAAACGGAAATCGTATTACACTTGATGATTTTTTGGAAACAATAAAATTCAGTACAGCAAACGGAAATTATAAATTTGAAAATATACGAGCATATTCAGACAATACAGATGCTATTGCGAATGGATTGTCTGTAGGTGATATATACAGACACAGCATTGGTGATGTAGATCAATTATGTATTGTACATTAATAAAAACATAAAATGACAAACGAACAAGCATTGCAAATTTTAAAACAAGTAGTAGACCAATCTATTGGTAATGGTATTTTTAAAAATGCCGAAAGTGTTAGTACAGTACTTCAAGCATTACAAACAATAGTGAAAGAATTACAAAAAAATAATTAATGACACGCCAACAACTTATAGAACAAATATTAAGACAAGTCTATGGCACACAGCCATCCGATGATGCTTCTATTACTCCAAACTTAGTTAATCAAATGATTAATCAAGGTATAGGGATAGTAGTAAAACAAAACTATAAGGATGCAGTACAACTTGATGGTATTGGTTATATTAATAATAGCTTTTACACTACATTCAAAGCATTGCCTATAACGCTAGATGAAAATTTTATTTGGAAATTAACGCTTCCGCAAGTGCCAATGGGAATAGGTAGAAACGAAGGGATTTCTACATTACAATTTAAGAATTCTAATGCTGAAATATCTAGACCAGTAGTATGGTTATCACAAGACCAAGTTACTTATTATCAATCATTGCAACAACCTCCTAATAAAACATTAGCATATCAACAAGGCGAGTCTGTATATGTAATAAGCTCTTTAATGCTTAATCAATACACAGCCACAGTAACAATAATTTCTGGAGGGGATAGTACAAACTTAGCAAGTGTTTTAAATGTTCCCGATGATTATATACCTGGGATAGTAGATTATGTAACTAAAACATTAATGTTAGCAAGGAATCAAATACAAGACAACGCAAATGATGGAAACGATGCAATCAGAACAGTTTAAATTTATGAAACCAATAAGAAACCAAATATTATTCAAGCCATTAATAGTAGATGAAAAAACTAAAGGTGGATTATTTGTACCAGATAACTACAGAAACGAGTTAGATAAAGGAACAATAGTGGAGGTAGGCGAAGGTACAAAGCAACATCCAATGTATTTAAAGAAAGGCGATATTGGCTTTAGGGTTCATAAATGGGGGACATTAGTAGAAATAAACGGAGAGTCCTTTTATTTAATGGAAGATAGTGCTATATTAGCCACAATTTAAAACCTATGTAAAATGAGCAATACACACCAACAATATGCATCTCTTGATACAGTTATAAATTTATATTTAGACAGGTCTGAACAAAGCATACATAAATACTACAAGTGTTGGCAACTTGCTTTCTCTGGAATGGAAGAACTTGGACTTGATTTTTTTTATCAAATCAAATCAGTTAAGCTTCCTGTAAATGCCAATCTTACAGTTAGTCTTCCAGATGATTATCTTAATTACACAAAAGTAGGAATATTGAATAATAGAGGCGAAATAATCCCAATGGGTTATAATAGCAACCTTACAACTTTTGCAGATTTACAACCAAACAGATTAGAAAAAACCCAAGACTCTACTATAGCAGACATTATTCAATTTAATACCCCTATATGGTATAATTATTGGAACAATGGTGCTTTTTCTACGCTATATGGTATTCCATCGGGATCTCCATTTGTAGGAAGTTTTAAGGTAGATAATCACAATGGAGTTATTTTATTAAATGAGAATTATGGTTTTGATTATGTGATGCTTGAATATGTAGCTTCACCAAAACAAGGAGAAGAATATTATATTCCCATTCAATTTAAAACTGCATTAATGTGGTATATTGCATACAATGATATTGCTATGCTTCCTAATAGTCGCAAAGGAACTCTTGGAGATAAAGAACAAAGAAAAAGAGCATATCATAACGAAAGAAGAGTTGCAAATGCAAGATATAGACCAATAGACTTGCAATCAGCATATGAGTGGGGAATGCAAACAAATAGGCTCACAGTAAAAATTTAACAAGTGATAGAAGTTAGAGATTTTCGTGGTAAAATAAATCAAGATGATAATGCCTACAAAGTTCAAAAAGGGGATTATTTAGATGCATTAAACATAACTAGAGATGCTCAAGGTAATGGGCAAGACCAAGTAGTTTCAACAGTAGTAGGAAATCAAAGTATTCCTACATTAAGTGCAACCGATGGAAGTGATACTATAGGCACTACTACTACCACTACAATTTTTTTTTCAGGGTCGGTATTGCCTTTAACTAATATTTTAATTAATCTTTTTGATGGCACTACTTATACAACAGCATCTTTTTATACTACATATGGACATAGTAGTATTCCAACAATAACAGCTGCTTTATTAGCAAATGGTAATGTATTAGTTGGTACTTATACTGCTACCGATACAACATTTTCTATAACTTTTGATAATACAATATATCTAAGTATTAGTTATACTATTACTAATGGTATGCTAGGGACAAATAAAGTTATTGGCAATTATGCCGATAAAGTAAGAAATAGACAATATTTTTTTACTTGGAATAGTAGCGGATATAATACTATAAATTATTATGATGCTAATACTAATTCCATAATAAATTTAATAACAGATTCTACTTTAATAGATACCGGAGGTTTAACTATTTTAAATTTTAATCCATCTTTTAGAATTAATCATATAGATATTGTTTATAGAGATGAAGATGGTGATCTTTTATTTTGGACAGATGGATTTAATCCTCCTTCTAAAATAAATGTAAAGACAGCAGAAACAGGAGGATATGGTGTTGTATTAAGAAGTTATATTGATGTAGCCAAAGAACCGCCAACAGATCCACCATATTGTGTATATCAAGATAATGCTAGTGTTACTATAAACAATTTAAACAATAGATTATTTAAATTTAAGTATAGATATGTTTATGATGATTTAGAAAAAAGTGTAACTAGCGCACAAAGCGAAGTTGCTATTCCTAAAGAATATGTTAATCAATCTGTAATATCTAATCCAACTAAAAATTCAAGCATATTAATTGCAGTTAAAACAGGGTTGCCTAATGTAATTAAAATTGAAATTTTAGGATCAGAATCTTTAGGAGAATCATGGTCAGATTTTTTTCTAATAAAAGTCATAGATAATTCATTTGGATTCCCTTCAGCTCAATTTAATTTTTTAAATGAACAGGCGTATTCTCCAATTCCATTAAATGAAAGTATTCAGCCATTTGATAATGTACCTCAAAAAGCATATACGCAATCGTTACCTAATGGTAATGTTTTAGATTATGGAGCAATAACAGAAAACTATAATTTAATAACACCAGATTATTTAACTACTATTGATACGAATGTAAAATTATCAAGCTATTTAAATCAAACGGCAGAAATACTTTTATATAAAATTGAAAATCCAAATTCAATTCAAATAGTAATAGCAGGAAATCCTAATATTGGGGATTTATTTAATTTAAATTATATTTATGATACAATTCCTACAAGTACATCAATAATTGCAACAGGAATCACAACGGCCTCTTTAGTAACAGATATAGAAAATCAATTTATTGCTTTAGGTTATACTATTCAAATAAGTGGACTTAATTCTTTAATTATAAGCGATTCTCCACATATATTAGATACTTATTTGCCTACAGGAGTATTTCCGGTAGCATTATTTGATAACAAAAATTCTAGTCTTGTATATGATTGGGCATCTAGATATTCTTATGGAGTAGTTTATTTTGATGATAAAGGAAGAACAAATAGTGTTATAACATCTATACCTAGTTCATTTGAAACTCAACAATATGATGAATTAGCACCTCCATCTAATCCATTAGAGATTTATATTCCACAGCAAATACTTGAAATAAATAGTGCGCCCCCTAGTTGGGCATCATATTTTGAATTAGTACGAACAAAAAATCTTACTAAAGGTAATTTTTTATATTGGGTTAGTGAAAGGACTCTTAAAGATTCATCTCCAAATTCTGCTGGATATCAATATGCGTATATTTCTATAGGCAACTTAACTCAATATATTGTAGATAATCCTGAAATAAAAACATTAGGATATGAATTTGTAGCAGGCGATAGAATTAGATTTATAAAATTATATGATTCATCTTTTGTAACTGCTCAAATATATACAAACCATGATTTTGAAATAGTAAATAGTGTTACTAATCCTGTTATCAATGGAATTACCATTATTGGACAAGTAATAAAAATACTTTTACCTACAACAGTAGTTGGTATTTTTGATTTTGGCACAATTCAGTTTAATAATTATTTAATTGAATTATATACACCTGCTCCTAATTTTTCAGATAACCTTAATCTTTATTATGAATTTGGAGAAAAATATGCAATAAATGGATTTAATACACCCCAACCATATCATAATGGAATGATACAAAATCAAACTATTTCTCAACCAGCTATTTTTAAATTATATAAAGGAGATAGTTATTTTAGATTTAGAACAATGCCAACAGGAGGTGAAATTAAATTTTCTATGGGTACTGGTCATATAGACTTTCAAAGTAATCTTGGGGGTACGGTAATATCAAATACCAATAACAATGCTTTATATACAGGTCAAAATTTTACAGGGCGTAGTGGAGGAATCTCATTAGCAGGTGAAATGCCTATTACTTATAATTCCGTAACTCCTCCTAAGATTAGAATAAAAGGATTTCTAACATATGCATCAGATGCAAATTCTTTTCAAGGAAATATTATTTTAAATGCCTATTTAATAGGTGGATTTTCCTTTAATTTTCTTGGAAATTTACCTACTACACCGCCATTACCTCCATTAACCGCAAATCAAGACAAAACGGTTTTATTTGATTATGTAATTCAGTTGCCATCAGGATATGATGGATTACGATGGGATGTAGAACAACAAGCAGGGACAATCAAAAAATTTGAAATTACAATAACAGATCCATATGCCATAAACCAAGGTATAATAGATCCCAATTTTTCTGATACTTATGATAGTGCTGCATCTCCTAATGGGAGAGCTTGGAAGTTTGATCCAAATGCAGGACAAGCATTTAATCCTACATTAATAAGATTTGGAGGTGAATTATATGCAAATACAACAGTAAACAATATTAATAGATTTTATGAGCAAGATAATGATCAATATGATAGAAGCAGAGGCTCAATTAAAAAGATGTTTATTGAAGGAAGAAATCAATTTATATTCCAAGAGTTTGATGTAGGTGTAGTAACTGTATTAACACAGATTGTAAAAGACACATCAGGTAATCCTCTTTCTGCTCAAAGTGATACTTTGCTTAATAAAATAGTGTATCCATATGCAGGACAATATGGTATTGGTAATGTTCCAGAATCATTTGCTTATGGTAAAAGAGCAAAGTATTTTGTAGACAATAATAAAGGTGTAGTATGTAGATTAAGTGCAGATGGAATAACTCCACTTTCTATTCTTTATAAAATGAATGCTTTTTTTGTAGCTAAATTAGCTGGATTTAAAGATAATTTAAACACTACAATACCTGCATCTGGAACTCCTACAGTTTATGGAGCATTTGATGCTTATACAAATAAATACATCATATCACTTTCTGAAATAGATAGAGATGATTTGTTTCAAGACCCATATACTTTAGCATTTTTAGAAACAAGAGATGCCTCAGAAGGGTTTGAATCTTTTCTTTCTTTTCATCCAGAAAATATGGGAGCATTAAATAATTTGTTTATTACATTTAATGCAGGTGGTACTTGGACACATAATAACAATACCTATTGTAATTTTTATACGATTCAATATAATTCTTATATAGATGGAGTATTTAATGATAATGCAATAGATAAAAAATCATTTTTGGCTATTATGCAGACCTCAAATGCCGTATGGTATTGTCCATCTATTAAATCTCAAGTAAATACTTATGGATCAACTTCACAAGAAACAGAAATAAATGCAGCAAGATTTGTTTTGCAAGAAGGACAATATAACTCAGCAATATTAAGAGATAAAAATAGTCCAGGTGGTTTAATTAATGGACAAACTATGAAAGGCAATTACCTAATAGTTAGATTCCAAAAAGACAATGCTAGTAATTTTTATTATATTAATACAGTATCTTTGAAATACAATAATTCACCCTTAAACACAAGATAAAATGGCTGTTGCTTTTACTATAACATTGGTATCTCCATATATCTTAATTCATACAACCTCAAGTATAAATCAATTGATTCCGTCTAATAGCATACCTCAATGGGGTATTGTAGATCAAATTAATGGCGGTACAACTAATTGTGTAGTAGGTGATATTATTTGTTTTAATTCAACTGGAATAGCTTTTATGCAATATCAACCAACAGGTGATATTTATGCAATTATAGATGAAACAAAAATATTTTTTACAGAACCAATATTATAAATGGTAACAATAAAAAAAATAAGTGTAAATGAATTGCCGAAATTGATTTCTTTAGTTTATGAAGGAGATAATGATTTATTTAAAAATTTACCCGGAATGCGGTCTAATTATATGACTAAAGTAAATGGTGAATTATTGAATATTTATCAAATGGCAGAAAATAGAAGATTGTGTTATTATAAAGTAATTTATCAAAAAAAACCTATTGGTTATTTTGTTATTTTTGAAAATACATTATATTCATTTGGAATAAATATCAAGTATAGAAAAAAAGATATATTACTAAGTTGGTGGCAACAATTAAAAAAGACTTTAAAAAAAGGGTTCAATTGTTATTTAGATGAACAAAACGAAAGGGCAATAAGTTTTTTAGAAAAAAACAATATGAAAGTTGTAGAAAAAGATGAAGAGCATAAAATAGTAACTTTGATTAATTGTTAGATATGGATGAGATAATTGAAAATAAAACTAAGAATGAAAGAATTGATGAATTAGAGGCCACTATGGTTGAAAATTTTCCTTTAATAAATTGTCCATTAAATCATAGATTTACAGAGGGGATGTATGTAAGAGAAATATTTATGCCAGCAGGTTCTTTGATTACAAGCAAAATACATAAAACACAGCACCAATATTTTATATTAAAAGGTGCTGTATCGGTATGGATTGATGAAGGAGAAGAGGCTTATTTAGAAGCTCCATATATTGGAATTACAGAACCAGGGACAAGGAGAGTTCTTTATGTTTGGGATGATTGCATTTGGGCTACTTCTCATCCAAATCCTGACAATGAAAATTTGGAACAAATAGAAGAAAGAATAATAGAAAAACATGACAATACTTTATTACCGCAAGAAGTAAAAGATAAATTAAAAGAATTACTATTGTTAAACAATAAAACTATAAACATATGACATGGTTAGCAGTCGGTGCAGGTGTAGGAGCAGCTACAGGTTTAGGCCAAATTATATTTTCAGGAAAAAAGAAAAAAGAAAAGGCATTGGAAGCTCAAGCCGCTAATGCTCCAAAATATGGAGGAGATCAAGGTATTTCTGAATATTACCAACAATCAAAAGAAAAAGCTAATACTGCTGCACAGCAAAGTGCTTTATTCAAACAAGGCCAACAATTGCAGCAACGTAATTTAGCATCTGGATTAGCAGGTAGTAATATAGCTAAAGGAGGGCAAGGTTTAGTATCTAATTTAGTGCAAGGAGCTAATGATGCCTCTATGAGAAACTTAGTAGGTGCAGAGGCTCAAAAAGAAAGAAGATTTGGTCAATTGGGACAAGCTACTCAAATGAAATCTGCTGATGAAATGAGAAAATTTCAAATTAATCAGCAACAACCTTGGGAAACAAAATATAATTTATTGGCAGCAAAAGCAGCAAAAGCAGCTGAACAACAACAAGCAGGATTTGCTAATATAAGTGGAGCAGCAACCGGAGCGATTACAGGTGGGGCAGCAAAATACAATAGCACATCATAAAATAATAAACAATGATAAACAATCCGGCAAGTCTTTATGGAGGAGGTGCTTTTAAAGTAGATTCCACAGCAGCAGTAAATTATTATTTAAAAAGACAAGCACAAGATCAAGCTAAAGAAGCAACATTAGATAAGTACTTTACTCATCTAATGGATAAGGCATCTCCTACAGGAATGAGAGTTGATAAAGAAGGAGAAGCATTTCAGCAATCATTAAATAATGCTAAGAATTATTACATACAAAACAAAAAAGCAATTTTAGGTGGGGATGTTACAGCACAACAAAAATATATAGAATTAACAAACCAACCATTCCAAATAGTTGCAGCAAGTAAAGAGGCTTTAAATACCGCTAAAACTGCTTTGCAAATACGAAAAACAATTCAAGGACAAGGAGAAGATAGATGGACAGATCAAACTACTGGTATTGATGCAGAATCAGGATTACCAAAATTAGATGATAATGGTAATTATATGGGTTTAGTTGCCCATGACCAAAAAATGTATGATATAAATCCAGACGGCTCAGTAACACAGAATCCAAAATTTAAATTGTTTGATATTAATTCAATACAAACAAATCCTAAATTATTAAACGTAAAAGAATTACAAGATTATACAGATAATTCTTTAACTTCTTTTCAACCTGAAGATATAAGTTCGGGTATAATGAAAGACCCTAATAGAAAGGGATATGAAATACCAATAATTGAAAAGGGGTTTAAAAAAGAAACTTTAGCAAAAATAGGGGAAACAGTTAAAACAATATCAGAAGACCCATCAATGAAGGCTACAATTAATAAATTGTATCCATATAAAACGTGGCCTTTGCAACATCAAGTTGAATTTGATGCACTTAATAAATTACATAATGATTTATATGGTACTGATATAAAAAATGGAATTGATTTATATGCTACTATGCAAGTTCAACCAAGAATGGTTACTAGAAAAGACTTAGGCACATCTAAATTAAGTGATGATGCAACAAGAGCTAGAGATCTTGAAGATAAAAAGAGGTATTTTAATTATACAAAAAATACTGATCCAACAGTAATGGCTAATGCGGATCAAGTAGAACTTGGATTTGAAAGAATTACGCCGGGTACATATGGTAATGTAAAAATTGAAGGCGGTGTAGTTAAAAATTTAGATGGTACTCCATATACTAGTCCGGGTGGACAACCTTCAGTAGATATTCCGTTAGGTGCTTTGTCAACAGAAATCATTGATGAATTCCCAACAGGAACAAAAGTAAAAAGTATTGCTGGTATTAAAGCGATAGTAGAAAATGGTAAAATAAAATTTGCTGCTATAAAAGGTAGAGTATCTGGAAAAGATTATGGTACTATAAATAGAACTGTACTTTACAACAAAGAATTCTCAAAAAATGCAGTTCCTGTTCCTATAAAAACCGTAACTTCAACTCCGAAAACACCAGCTGCAAAAACAGGTGGAGTAGTAATCCCAGGAATGAATAAAACACCATAAAAAGTATAAAAAATGGATATGAATACTATTGAAGATACTAATGCAGAAGTAGAAAATTCAATAAATGAACCTATATATAAATCCAAAGATGGGCAGATAATTACACACTCACAATTACTTAGTTCTGGATATAAAGTAAACGATATAAACGCAGGAGTTACAGATAAAACCTTATCTCTAATAGGTGATACTAAAGATGAAGATCAAGAATTCCAATCTAAAGATGGACAAAAAGTTAATACTAAAACTTTATTAAGTTCTGGATATTCTCAAAAAGATATAGACGGTGGAATATTAGATGGTATCTTAACTCCCATTGAAAAAAAAAATCAAGTCCAACCATCCGAACCAGATATTCCTATCGTGGATATATCACAAGTGGATTCAAGTGGCTCACAGGATGGCGCATCAAATGTTATAACACCCACACCAACAGAAACTCAAGCACCAATTGATGCTAGTGGTAGAATAATCTTTGACCAAAAAGAACCATCACAACCAAAAGTAGCAGCACCAAATGAACCTGCACCTGCAAATTCAATTGATTTAATTTTACAAGCCAATGATAATTTAAATAAGAAAGTAGGCAAAATAAAAGATCAAGCAGGAAGAGAGCGTGAAATAGACCAACCAGATTTAAAAGCACAAGATGAAGGCAAAAAAACATTAGACTATCTTAAAACATTTAAGATAGATACAGATGATTTGTACAATAAAATAAAAGACTTACCTCCAGAAATATACAATGCTACTTTAGCAAAACAAGATGGCACAATAGATTATCCTTATAGCAAAGAAAAGCTATTTGAGATGTATCAAAACGAACCTGCAAAATTTACATTTACAGTTAACCACCTAAAAAATATGGCTGATATAATTAAGGGTGCAAAAGGAGCAACTATAGATGGACAGCCTGTAGATAAAAGTTATTTTGGCAAATTGTATAATAATTTAAATCAATCAACAACACATAAGGGGTGGTTAAATAATAAAGAACAACAAATAGAATTAATCAATAAGTATCTTCCTTCATTAGATTCTAGAAGAGTTGCATTAGATAGATTAGAAACTAATGCATCTATGTATTACACTCCTGCTAATCCAAATGTAATAGCTGATTACAATGCATCACCTTTAAAAGATAAATTAGACCCTGCTCAATTCGCTGCATTGCAAATGCAAAAAATGTTTAATCCTAAAGCATATCAACAAGCAATTGGATTTTTAGATGTAAAGCCTCAAACAGAAACAGCAGTAACACTAGGCGTTAGTTTTACTCCAGATGGTTTCGTATTAAATCAACCAAAAGATACAGAAACTCAAGAATCAATAAATTTAAAAGTAGGTAAAGAAACTACTCTTAAAAATTTAGCTGATGCAGGTAGATATAATACCATAATGAATTTGCAATATAAAAACGAAAAAATTGCATCTCAATTAAAACAATTTCCTACTGATCAATATTCGGAATTAGTAAATAAATACAATACTAGTGCTGATGAACTCAAAAAAATATCAGCACAAAATGAAGAATTAAAAAATAATATAGAAGAAAACTTAGGAAAATATAAAACGCCGTATATACAGCAGTATAATGCTAATATACAAAAGGCTAATTCTATTTCTCAAGAAATGAATAGCATTTCCGAGCAGTTTAAACAAATGCCTCAAGATAATCGTGGACAATTAATTGGACAATTTAATGACAATTTAGCCAAGATAAATGCTGTCAAAGATGATTATAAAAAAGATGCAGATAAATATCCTAATTATTTTAATTTAAAATACGAACAACAAGTTAAAGATTTTATGCAACAAACCGGATTTAATGCTGTTCAGTATGGCATAATGAAATTTGGTATGGGATTAATTAAAACTGGAAGGTCAATAGAAAACGTAAGTATTAGTTTATTTGGAAATAATGAAGATAAAATAATTCATGACTTAGCTAGTTATGGAGAATCTCAAGTAGAAGCACAAGATGAATATTTACCAAGCAAATATCAATCTGGTAACAATTTAGTTTCTATAAAAGTTAGTGATGATTTAAAATCAAAATTAGATGCAGTAATTAGAGGCAGAGATTTATCAGATTTAAATATAGGTGATAAAGATTTTTTGAAAAACATTTTATCACAAAATCAAGATCAAGTACATACAATTACAGATACAGATAAAAATGGTAAAGGAGCTAACTTTTGGAGCTACTCTACATTGTATGCTAATACCGGTATGTTGGGAGATATTATGTCATTTGTTGTACAAGCTGGAGTATTAACTGCATTAGGTGTTCCAGAATTAGCAGCATCTGCAATACCTCTATGGACTACTACACAAGATGATTTTAGAAAAGAAGGTATAGCTAAAGGATTAACTGGATCAGAATTGGATGGATATGCTAATTTGAATGCTACCATTATGTTTTTGGCTGGTATGGTTACTCCTAAATTAGTAGTATTAAAAAAATTAGCAGGAATAGGATCGGCAGAAAGTAAAATGTTAGCAGGTATAACTGAAGATACATGGAATACAGTAGTAAATAAAAATAGACCAATAATAGATAGAATTAAAAATTCTGTACTTGCTACTACTAAAGAAGCGGCTAAAATGACTGGAACTTTTGGTATAGCTGCTCCTGCATTACAACAAATAGTTGGCAAAGAAATGTATGGCGATAGAGTAAGTTATGGTGATATCAAAAATAATGTAATGGAATCGGCAGAACATTTATTAAAAAGTTCTGCGGCATTATTAGCCGTTGGTGCAATTACAAATTTCAAATCAACATCTCCAGAACAAAAAGCGGCATTGTGGCAATTAGGTGCTAATCCAAAAATTAGATTAGCTGAAATAGAAGATGCATTAAAGAATGGTGAAATAAATTCAACACAAGCAGATGCAAGAAAAAAAGTAATCCAAGATGCATCAAATATCATTCAAACAATGCCCACTAAAAATATGCAGGGCAAACCTTTGACAGATAAACAAAGAGTAGATTACTTCTACAATTTACTTATTCAAGATAAAGCAAAAACAGAAAAGAAAAGTTTACCAATACAACAAGTAAAGAAAATTGAATATGCTGAAATGGTTGCTGACCATTTGAATAATTTAATAGTTGATCCACAAGATGAAACTAAATTAAATGGTAGAATAAAAGAACTTAATAAAATATTAAAAGACAATGTAGATGATATTGATGCTAAATCAGAACTTGATGCCATTAATATTCATCTTGAAAATTTAGCGCAAGAAAAAGAACCAACAAAAACTGCTGAAGAAATACTAACAGGTAAACCTGTACCCATAAAAACTTTGGAAGAAATAATTTCTGAAGAAACAATACCAGATTTAACGGTGGGTGATTTATTAGATAAAACAGGTAAATATAAAGGTCAAGATGGATTATTTTATTTAGATGGACAAACAGTTATTTTTAAAGTTGAAGGACAAAATAAGGAATATGAACTTGGTAACATTAATGAAATAAAAGATTCTTCTATAAAAGATTTTGGCATTGAACATAAAGAATCCGTAGTTACTATAGGAGATAATGGAGAACTAATAGTTAGAGGAGAAGAATATAAAAATAGATATTCAGACCCATTAATGGCTATAGATAGAGATGCAAATGGGAATGTGATTGGAGTTACTTTGGAAACGAAAAATGGCAATAAAAGAAGATTTAGAGGTAATACCGCAGAAGATATAGCATATCAAATTCATTTACAAGAAATAACTAAAAATAATGAAACAAGACAATTTGAAGAATTCATCAATGAACCAGAACAACAACAGCAAATTGACATTGGAGCAGTTCCAGAATCTACCACGGAAGGTACAGTTACAACTAATGAGCCAATTCAACGAGAAAAAATTGAACCAATCCAACAATCAGAACAAGACCTTTCTGAAGTAAAAATTCAAGAACCATCTGAATTAGATAAAGCCAAAGAAGCAAGATTAGCTGCAAAAGAAAAGCTTAATCAAATTCGTGGTAGATTGGGTGTAATAAGAGATACTAAAGCAGAAGCACAAGCATTATACGATTATCACGTTGCTACTATTAAACTAGCAAAAGAACACATAAAAGAAGGCATTAAAACTCTTGAAGAGTTTGCAAAATCAATTGGAGAAAAAGTTACTGAACAATTAAAAACAGCATGGAATGACGCACAAAAAAACATCCAAACAATCAAATCTGCCTCAGAAAGTCTTAAATATAATACAGGAGAAAAAGAAGGAATATCCTATCTATCAGAATCCTCCGATGTTGACTACCCAAGTGGAGGCGGAGTACAAGGTGAAGGGGGCAAAGTTTCTCAATCAATAGTAGGTGTATGGGGTAAAGATAAAAACATACAATTTACTGGTACTACTAGAGTAAAGAACGCTGCTGATGTTGCACATATTATGCAGTTATTGGAGAATAAAACAGTAGAACACGCATTTGCTGTACACATAGATAAAAATGGCAAATCACATATTCAATTTCTTTCAATAGGTGGTTTATCTGGAACTGTAGTTGATCCTAAATCAGTATTAGCCGGAGCGAAAAAATTCAAATCTGTTCGTACATTTTTGATACATAATCATCCATCTGGTAATATGCAACCAAGTAATGCAGATTTAAATATTACAGCTAAAATTAGAGCAGGATTAGAACCATTAGGTATAAAGATTGAACACGTTATTATGGATACATTCAGCAAAGAATATATTCATATAGATGAGTTAAATGAACCTAGAGTTTATAAAAGAGATGAAAACTTACAAGACAATGTAAAATTATCAACTTATTCAATGAATGATATGATGATTTTGTCTAAGCCTATAGTAAAGGTAAGACAAGCATCTGATGCAGTAAACTTCTTACAACAGTTAAGATTTACTGCTATGCCTAAAAATGCTATGTTGCTTTTAGATTATGGCAATAGCATTATAGGTAACTATGTATTTAAAGGTGAAATAGATTACGAACAAATAACATCATTTGTAGCAGAATCTGGTATAGGAAGCAATGTTATTTTTTATGGTAATAATTTTGATAAAGCTTTAATCTCAGCAATGAGAGATAAGTTAGTTGGTTTAGATATAAAAGTACTTGACCATATAGTTACCTCAAGTGATACTACTTCAGTTAATCAGTATTATGAAAGTATGATGGAGGCAGGGCATCTATCAGAAACACAACTTAAATACGGAACTAATATAGTTAATGAAGTAGGAGAAAGAGATCAATATAAAAAAAATGCTACTGAAGCATTAAAAGATGTAATCTACATAAAAGATTATAAAGATGGAGCTGCATTGGCACATGGAGTAAAAAATGGAGATCCCAAAGCAATAAAACAAATGGCCGAAGAAATGGCATCAAGAATTCCAAAAGATGCTACTATAATTCCAATGGCAGGACGTAATGGTATTGCCGGTAATATGCTTTTAGTTGCAAATGAAATATCAAAAATAAATGGCAATAAAGTTGCAGACATAATAACTGGAGAAAAAAGAGAATCGCTTTATGATTTAAAAAAACAAGGCAGAGATATTTCACAAATGAATCTTGGCTTGAAATTAAAAGGCAAAGTACCAAAAGGGGAAATTTATGTAATAGATAATGTAGTAGCGACAGGTAAAACTGCTACTGAAATAAAAAAATTATTACCAGATTCTAAAATATTAGTTCACTCATTAGATACAAAAGTACTTAATGAAACTTTAGGTGTATCAGAAACACCTACAACATCTGTAGAAGTTACTAGTGAAAATATTAATAAATTAGATGCAAAAAAGAAAAATGAATTAGCAGAAAAAGCAGGTATTTTTTATCATGGTACAGTTGCTAATTTTAAAGAATTTATTGCAAATAAAATAAAGTCCGGAGCAATACAAATAAAAGGTGCTTTATTTTTTACTAATAAAAAAGCAAGAGCAGATGCATTTGGATTGCAATCATATAAAAATGTTTCAAGTGAATTATTTCAATTATCAAGAGGAATAATAAATTTAAATGATTACGAATCATATAAAAATTCAACTAGAGAATTGCCAAAAGATTTAATGAACAATGTAAACAATTATTTCAAATCAATTGGGATAGAAGCAACAGTAAAAACAATAGGCGATTTAGCAAAAGCATATGAAAAATATAGAAATGAAAAAGAGGCAAAATATAATGTAAAAGCTATAAAAATAAAAGAAAGTGCAAAAATAAAAGTAATAGAAGGCAAAAAAAATTGGAAAGATACATTATCTAAATTAAATATAGAAACAGGCCAGTTAAAAAACGAGTATAAAAATTACGATGTCTTAATATTTAAAAATATTGAGGACTATCCATTAATGCAAAATCCATCAGAAGAAATAACTAATGCAGATAATATTGTAGTATTAAATCCTTCTAAAATAGAAACCATAGAAAATGAATCAGATGCCATTTCTAATTTATATAATGAAACTTTAAGAATTCCAAAAGAAAAAAGATCAGAACAACAAAACGAACTTATATCCTCAGTTAATGAAACATTAGGAGTATCAGAACTTCCCCAACAAAAAGGTATAGCACCAATAACTGAACCTAAAACAGCAGCAGAGAAAAAAACAGTAGCAGATCAGTTAAGACAATTAAAATCAGGCAAAGGGAAAGCGTATGATGCAGTTTTAGGCGTTCCTGTAGCCATATGGGATGGAGCAGTAGAATTGATAGCAAAGGCAATAGAAGGAAGCACAGAAGTAGCTGAAGCAATCAGAAGAGGCATTAATTACATAGAGAAGAATCATAGAGGCAAATGGGATAAACAAAACTTCAATCAAAAAGTAATAGAATCATTAGGATTTAGAGGTATTCGTGTAAATGGTGAAGATGTGATAGTTAAATCAATGGTAGATAAACAAAGTGCAGAAGTTATCAATGGTTTTTATTCACCTCTTGAACAAGGCATATTAAATGCTAAAGCAGAAAGTTTAACTGGAAAAGAATGGGCTGATAAATTACAAGCAAGTACAGATGCAGATGAATTGAAATTTACAGGAATGTCAGATTTTCTTTCTGATAATGCAAACAAATCATTAACCAAGCAAGAAGTGCTTGATTATATGAAGAACAATAGAATAGAAATTAATGAAATTCAATTAGGAGAAGGTGAAAGATCAGAATGGATAAAAAAAGAAGATGGATATTATAATTTAGGTGATAAATCTCCAGCAGATAAAAAATATAGAATAGTAGATGAAGGAACAGAATATAATGAATTTAGCATATATAGAGGTAAGTCTCATATTAAAACAGTTGAAGGATTAGAAGAAGCAAAAGAAGAAGCAGAATATATAGCATTGCAATCGCAAGGATTAGAATTTATCAGTAAAAATACTAAATATTCTGACTTTCAACTTTCTGGAGAATCATCTAACTACAAAGAAATATTAATTACTTTACCAATTACCAAACTTCCAAAAGGGTATAAAGTAATACCAAAAAGCGAATATATCCATGGTTCTACTGAAGGTCGTAGTAATTTTCTTATAGTTGATGATGAAGGATATAGTATAATGGGAGGTAACACTAAAGAAGAAGCCATTTCTGATTTTTTAAGTTTAAGAAAAGAAAGTGGTGGATTTACATCTCCTCACTTTGATGAACCAAATATATTAGCTCACATAAGATTAAATACAAGAGTAGATGCGGATGGTAATAAAGTGGTTCATATTGAAGAATTTCAGTCTGATTGGGGTAAAGAAGGCAGAGAATATGGATTTTTAACTGAAAAAGATAGAACAGAAGGATGGAAAATAGAAGAAGCAACAGATAGATCTGGATATTACATATTTAATCCAAAAGGCAAGAAAGTTGCATTTGAATTTAATAAAGAAGATGCTGAACTAGAATTAAATGAATTAGCTAATATAAGCAATCAAACCGGAGAACCAATGGGATCTACTTCTCCAGCCCCTTTTGTAACAGAAACTGGTAATTGGGTAAAACTATCGTGGAAAGTAGCACTTAAAGAAGCAGTAAAAGAAGGAGCAGATAAAATTACTTGGACTACAGGAGAACAACAAAATGATAGATATCGTTTAGATAAAGATGTAGAATCAATATTACATAAACCAAATTCAGATGGAACTTATCAGGTAGAAGTATTTGGACATAATGGAGGCACTCTTTATTTAAATGAAAAAGCTACATTAAAAGATATAGAATCAACATTAGGAAAAGAGATAGCTGAAAAAATTGAAAAAAACGAAGGCGAAACTGAAAAAAGAGGTAAAATTTTAGAAGGCGAAGATTTAACTATAAGTGGTAAAGGAATGAAAGGGTTTTATGGTTCTCCAAGTGAAGGTAAATTAGGTATTGTAGGGGATGTAATTAAATCTATGATTGGGCAAGAACCTAAAACAACTATATTAAATAAAGGAGTAACAGAAAATTTAAAAGCATATGAATTTGATGGAACACAAGATATTTCTGATGTACCAGGGTCTAATTTTATTAATAAAGGCGAGTGGGTAGTTGAATCTCCAACTGGACTTAAAATGATAGTTGAAGCATCTTCAAGAGAAACAGCAATTCAAGAATTTAAAGATGCTGCAAGTGATGCGGATGTAAACATACCTAGTGGAAACGAATCAGTTCAACATTCAATAGAAATAACCCCAGAGATAAAAGAAGGAGTTAAAGAAGGTATGGGTTTATTCAAAGCTCCATTTGAAAGAACTGAATTACAAAAGGCTCAAGAAGCAAGAAGAGCAGCTAAAGCTAAACTAGATGAAATTAAAGGAAGATTGGGTATTGCTAAAGATATAGAAGCTCAGGCACAAGCATTATTTGATTATCATAAAGCATTAGTTGCTGAAGCAAAAGAATATGTAAAATTAGGAATTAAAAAAGTAGAAGAATTTGCAAAAGAAATAGGAGAGAAAGTAGATGATGCAGTAAAGGCTGCTTGGAATGAAGCTATGGGAATAAACCCTCCGGCTAAAGTACCTGAAGATTTAAAGCATATAGCTAGGATGCTAGAAACTGATGAAGAATGGACTGGTATTAGTCAAGCAAGATTGAAAGAGATAGAAGAAGTTCGTGAATTATTTGAAAGAGAAAAAGGAACTAATTGGCCAACAATACAAAGAGAAGCATTAGAACAATTAGCAAGAAAATATCCAGATGAAACTATTTATGATGCAGCAAGATTAGAAGTAGAAATATTAGCTAATAAATATGATAATAAAGAAGATTACAACCCAACAACTAAAGACTTAGCAGTCATTCAAGAATTTAAAAGACAAACTGAACAAAAAATAGATAAACTTAAGAATAATTTAAATTCTGAAAAAGATGTAATAAGAAATTTAGCAGTCCTTAAAATTGAAGCATATCAAGATGATTTAGTAAAAGTTGGCAAAGCTTCATTTAAAAGAGAAGCAGGTACTGCATTTGGATTTAGAGCTTCTGAAAGTAGAATGGATGAGAATTATGGTTTGCAAATAAGAAAAGCGCAATTAATTAGAGCAAATGATGGAGAAGAATTATCAAAAGAAGATAATGATTTTTTAAATGACCAATGGGCAAAGGAAAAAGAATTGATGAAGAAAGAACAACAGATTCGTGAGCAAGGATTAAAAGATGCTTTTGATGTACAATTGGATAAAGTGAAGAAAGATTATGAGGAGAAAATGAAATTAATGAAAGCTAAAACAACACCAGAAGTTAGGAAACAGGCATTATCAAAAACAGGTAAAGATGTTGCTAATGTAATTAGAAGATTAAAATTAAGAGGTACAAAATTAGACTTTACTATAGGCGGTTGGAACTTAGCAGTTGAAGGTGTTGCAAAAATAGTTGAAGCTGGATTTACAGTTGCAGAAGCTATAGAGCAATTAATTCAAAATAAAACTATCGGATTCAAAACAGCAGAAGATAGAAAAATATTTGAAGACAACTTAGCATCATTCATAAACAATTTAGATAGAAGAGAAACATCTTTGGAGGACATTAAAAAGATGGCTCAAGCAAATGGTGATACTACAGTTACGATTGATATGGTTAAGAAAGGATTGATTAAAGATTTTATCAACTCACACGTTGGCGAATTTGAAAATAAAGATATCTTAGAAGAAGCATACAATGAGTTAAAAAAGATATTGCCAGACTTAGATAGAAATGCTCTTAGAAGAGCAATGCTTAGATTAGATGAGTTCAAGACTCCGGATAAGAAAACAATAGAGAATATGTTGGCTCAAGAAACTCGTGCATTACAAAGATTATTAGAAAAAGAAGAAAACAAAAAAGTACAAGGAAATGAGCAACAAAAAAGATTATTAGAAAAAGAGAAAAAAAGTATTCAAAGAAAAATTCGTGAATTTCAAAGAAAATTAAAAGAAGGAGAATTTGAAAAAGAAGAACCTGTAACATTAAAAAAACAAGATGCTGAATTAATTCAATTAAATAAAGAAAAGAAAGAAGCAGAAGGTGCATTCAGAAAAAAACAACAAGAATTAGAAGAAAAAAATAAACATTGGCTACAAAGATTTGGCGATACAGTAAGAAATACTTGGGTTGCATTTTTGATTGGTTCTCCAGTTACGTTAGCAAAAGTTGGATATATGTCTTTAGTTAGACCTTCATCTGAAATAATAAGAAAAGCTGTATTTGGTAAATTATTTAATTTGATTTATCCAAATATTTCTAAAGCAGCAGAAAGAGGTGGAGAAAGTAGTGGATTAAGACCAATAGCAGAAGGATTAAAAGCATATTTTAGACAAAATACAGCAGCATCAATTGAAAAGAAATCTCAATTAGCAATTCAAAAATACGATCAATCTGCAAAAGCTTATTATGATGCTTTAAATACAGGTGCTGATACAAAAACATTAAAAAAATTAGAAAAACAAATGAATAGAGATTTAGAAAATTCTCTTTCAAATATAATTTATCAATTTATAGGAGGCAGTTCACTTAAAGATTCTTGGCAATCATTTATAAATAGATCAAATGAAATAGAAAAACAATTTGGTAAAGTAGATATTGAATCAATAAGAGATGGAAATGCTTTAGATAAAATGAATTATATTATGGGATTCATTGGTCGGTCGCATTCAGCCGCAAAAACATTTTCTGGTAGATTTAGTTTTGCAGTATCATTTATGAGCCGTTTAGAAGGTGCAATAAAAGATGGTTCTATATCAGATCCAAATAAAATTATAGAAATAGCACATGAATCATATCTTGATTGGGAAAGAGGTAAATATCAACAAGATAATTGGCTTACTGAAAAATGGAATGAAATAACTGCCGCAATTAGAAAAAATACTTCTAAAAATCCAAAATGGAAACCATTTGATAAAGGGTTAGAATTTTTAACTAAATCAGAAGTAGCCATTACAAGAGTTCCGGTAAATGTATTGTGGGAACAAGTAGGTGAATATGCAAGAGGAGCATTTGTTGCGCCTATTAAGGCATATAGAGAAATTAAATCTGCTAAAGCACAAGCTAAAATGGAAGGATATGATAAAGCAGTAAATAGTGCTGAATTCAAAAAAAGAGTTAATGAGATTGTTTCTACTATGGATCAAGACCAAGCAGCTAGAATATTTAGATTATTTACTAAAGGAGGATTGGGTCTTGGATTGTATGGCTTGACTTTAGTTACTGGATTAATGCATTTTGGAGTATTCCCTCACAAAGGACAAAAGCAAAAGAAAGAAGAATATGAATTAGAACCAGAAGAATTGAATCCGGGTCAAGTCATGTTTGGTGATGATAAATTAGGAGAAACTGCATCTAAATTAGTAGAACATACTCCAGCATTATGGCCATCATTTATGGGATTGGGATTAGCTAAAATATATGCAGATGATGTAAAAGCAGGTAAAATGACTTCTCAAGCAGCATGGGATGCAGTTTATACTCATTTGCAGATTGTAGAAGGAGCAATACCTCAAACAAAAGTTTTCAGTCCATTAAATGTTATTAAAGGTGTAGGTAAAACTTGGGCAGGGAAAGCAAGTAGTTATGGTATGTTTGATAGTTTGATAGATGCAAAAGGTAACTTTATAGATAAAGAAAAAGAAGGATTGAAATTAACTAGTCCAGAAGTTTTGAGATTAGAAAAATATGGAGTTGCTCCTTTAGAATTAGGTACAAGAAAACAATACAAAATAGAAATAGATAAGACTCATCCAAAAGAAGGATTAACTCCAAAAGGAAAAGAATATGCATTAATGAATCCTCACGAATTTACTAAATTTACCGAATACAGAAAGTCATACATTAATGAAACTCTTAGAGAATTGTATAGAGCGGAAGATGGTGCTTATATTGGAGTAGATAAAGATTTTAATCCAGATTATACTTATTTAAAACCAAATAGAACCATATATAATTTGATGCGAAATTTGGCAAACAAACCAGTTGATGGAGCAACAATTGAATTAAACAAACAAGTTCTTGCTGAAATAATGCCAATAATAATTAGTCAATCTTCAATAGTTGCAAAAAACAAATTAATAGAAGAAGGATTATTACCAGAATCAAATTATGAAGATGAAGAAGGGAATGAAAACATAATGACAATAAAAGAAATTATTCAAGATTTATATGAAAATAACACGCCGTAAAAATAATACGCATTTAAAAGATTTTAATATATTTTTGACAATAATAATTATATTTGCTAAACCTCTAAAAAAATGCCTTACTCACAAAATTTTACAGTAGCGCAAACGCCAATTAATCCTGCCTACATAATAGTTACAGATACTAGTACTGGATCTGATCCATTAATAATAGGTAGAACTATAACTATTAAAGATTCTTTTGGTAATTATTTAGTACCAGAAGGAATAACTACAAATTATATAGATTGGCCATTGGTAGATATTTCAATCTCATTAAATATTTTAACGCAAGATGTTGCAGCCAATGTATTAGTAGAATGGTTGTATGCTGGGCCTGTAATTCAATATTCACTTAATAGAAACTATTGTTTTTCTCAATACAATAAACAATTCCTTTATTATTTAATTCAATTACAAGCACATAATTATGCTATAATTCAAGACAATAATTATTGGGGAAATGTAGGTATTTTTTGGACTAATATTACAGGCGCAATAAACGCAGTTGAAATAGGGGATGATATAGCAGCTTCACAAGCTTGTCTTTCAAGAGCAACATTTATGGCACAAAATCAATCAATTTATTTTTAAGATGTCACAATTAACGATACCGGAAATAATTGAGTTAGGGGATATAAGTGTCCCCTTTTCTGCTAATTATCAAGCCAAGGGAAGTTTGTATGGGACTAGGTTAGCATTTTCTGCACCACAAACCATAGCGTTAGTTACCGATGCTTTAAGATGGCATTGGGATGATTTTCCCGGAGATAGTACGTTAAGAGGTGTAGCTAATTATTTATATTGGTTATGCGGTAAGTTTGCATTAGAAGGGCAATATGTTATTTCTGGCACAGGTGGCGGTACAGTTATACCAATTAATCCAATTGTAGCTCCTACCCCAATAGAGTTTGAAGTTACAGGATCTTCATTTATGATAAATGGTCAAAGTGTACAAGCGATACCATCTTTTGTTGGATACAATTTATTATTTATTAGAAATAACATTCCTCAATCCATAGTTAATATGGGAGCATCTTATTTCTCATGGGATAAAAATACAGGAACATTTACTTGTTATCCAGCAGCAGTTTCGGGAGAGTTATTTCAATTATATCCATACATTTAAAATTATGAAAAAAATATTTTTACTACTATCTTTTTTTTTGATTTGTGCGATCTCGTATTCTCAGCAATACCCAGTCACGCAAAATTTAGGTGCGCCTAAAACATTAGTTGTAACCAAAGGCGGAATCCAAGTTGATAGTTCTCTTATACTTCCTCATTTTCCCGATACAGCATCTGCTAATATATCTACTTTTATAAAAAAATATCCAGGGACATTAATAAGAGTAGGGGATAGTCTTTATGTAAGAAGTGCAGATACTACTACTTGGTTGCCATTGAATAGTGGAAATGTAAACATCATAAATAATTTCTTTACTTATAATACCCGATTGATTTCGGGAAGTGCTGTTTGGGATTCTTTATTAATATATAGTGTTACTAAGTGTATTTATTATATTAATGGCAATTTATACGGTTCGGCAGCTACCAATGTAACACTAGCAGCTGCTGATTCTTCCAATCCAAGGATAGATGTTATTTATTGCGATACTTCGGGAAATGTTGGGGTAATAACAGGTGTCTCCTCACCCGATCCTGTAAAGCCTGTAGTTAATCCTCTATCACAAATAGAATTAACTCACATAGATGTAAATGCCCAAGCTACAACACCAGCAGGCATCAGTAAAAAGATAATCTACAATGAGAACACAGGGCTTCCAGGGGAGTGGACTACATCAAGTACAAGTGGTGCAATTACATTTAACTACGCAACCAATCCATATAAAGATTTAGTTTCTGCATTTTTTGATGGAGGAGCTGCACTTAATCAAAGTGCTATATTTACCAATAACGCAAATGTTAACGCAGACACCCTTAGTCTTTTGTCTATGTACTTGAGGTTAAATTCAGCTGTAGCGTCTATTTCTAAAACACTATTGGCTATACAGCTTTTTAAATCGGGAGTTTTGGTCTCAACTACAATTCAAGTGGAATCTGGTCGTTACGGATACAATGAAAATATTTTATCTGCATATCAGCAGTTAGCAATACCCTTCTCCGACTTTACTTTTAGAAACCCCACGGACAAAACCTTTGACCAAATAAGAATAATTGCATACGATGTTGTTAAGTTGGGATTCCAAATAGACTACATAACAGCTCAAGTTGGAGGCAATCCTCCTCCTGTGACTAGCAACTATTGGTCTTTGTCTGGGAACGACATCTCGGCTTCCCCAACATCTGTATTAGGAACAACAAGTAAGAATCCTTTAAGTATAGTTACATTAGGGGTAGAGGCTATAAATATAGCCGAAGATGGAATAATAAGACTACCTAGAATATTTAGCAATACAGACACTACAACTTACAAGCCATTGGCTATAAATACAAACGATGGGGAGCTAGTGCGTATGGACTCATGGATTGGAGGTGGAACAGGAAGCGTTACAGCAGTTACTGGGGTAGCTCCTGTGTTTTCAAGTGGGGGAACAACTCCCTCAATATCCATGTCTATAGCCTCAACTAGCACAAATGGTTACCTAACACAAGGCGACTGGAACATCTTTAACAACAAACTAAATCCTGCTGACACCATTTCCCTGTCAACCAGAGTAAATAATGCCTACAATAGCGTAACCAGACTGTCAGATACAAGTTTCTATTTAAAGAAACCTAATGATGTTAAGGATACAATTTTGTTGGGGAACTCAATAGTTTACGCAGAGAATCCAATAATGGCAAGGGTGTCTAATGACTCTAACATTATCTACTTTAACCCAGATACTGCTAATGTATGGAGAGGTGGAAGTGGAACTATACCAACATTACAACAAGTATTAGATAATAATCATAATTTAGTTAATAACAATAATTTTCAAGGAACACTTGCTGGTACTGCCCAAACAGGAAATAATGTAAATGCTTTTGGTAATAGCGCAGGTGAGTTTAATACAGGTATTTGGGTAAATGCTTTTGGTAATGCTGCGGCTGAAACAAATGTTGGTAATCAAGTTAATGCCTTTGGAATTGCAGCAGGACAAGACAACTCAGGTTCAGATGTAAATTTTCTAGGAAACTTAGCAGGAAATGCTAATTCTGGAGGGTCTGTAAATGGATTAGGATTATATGCAGCAAAAGATAATACAGGAAATAATGTAAATGCTTTTGGATATAATACTGGAGTTGGAAATACTGCAAATGATATAAATCTTTTCGGTAAAAACGCATCAGCTACAGCTAACAATCAAATAGTATATACAACAGATGATGGTACATATCAAACTAGATTACAACAAAATAATACACAAGATAATTTAATAAACATTCCTAACGAAAGTGGAACATTATTATTAGATGCTCCTGCTGATGGTAATTTATATGGAAGACAAAATAATGCTTGGGCAATAGTAAGTGGCGGTAGCGGAACGGTAACAAGCATATCTCAAGGATATGGCATCACTAATTCCCCCAACCCAATAATAGCAACAGGAACTATAACAGTAGATACAGCAACATTGTCTGGTAAGTATGTTAGAATAACAGATACAGCCAATATGCTTAGTCCATACCCAATAGGAAGTGGTGCTGCTACTACAGTTGCTTTTTGGGATGGCACACGTTCGTTAACAAACAACTCACAAATAGCTATTGATAATTCTTCACCAACAAGTCCATCTTTACAAATTAGAGCAAGTACGGTAACTACAAGGTCATTTATGAATCCAACTTATAGTGGTGTACAATACAATGCTACTAATTATGCAATAAATAATATCTCCACAACTACACCTTTATTTATAAATCACGAAGAAATAATCAATAGAGAAAGTAGATTGTACTCTAATTCCTTGCAATTTTCTAATTTATCCACAAGTGGTTATGTTACATTGAGTCCCCCAACATCATTTAATAACCGAAACTACACCCTGCCAGATAGCAGCGGAACTATAGCCTTAAATGAATATACAGTTAACAGCATTTCCCGAACACCAGGAAAAGATTCTATTATATTTTATGTAGGCTCTACAAGATATGCTATCAAAGATAGTGTGGGAACTGCAACAGGATTTGTTCCATATACAGGAGCAACTACAGATGTTGATTTAGGAACTCATATATTGTCTGCACAAGGATTAAGAGTTACTGGTACAAATGGAGCTGGAGATTTACATTTAAGACACCAAGCAACTGATGCAACTGCTACAGGTCAGTCTACTGCATTGTTCGCTGATGCTAATGGAGATTTGAAGTACAAAAATGCAGGTAATTTTTACACAACTTTAAAAACTTCGGGCAATGCAGCCGACGCTATTTATACTTATCCATCAGCAACAACAACATTGATAGGCGCAGCAGATACATCTGTATTGCAAAGAAAGAACATTGCTGCTTATTCATTACAGGCTAACAATACGGCATCAGCAGCAAATGTAACTACACAAACATACAGAGATGTTGCAGAGGCAGCTATTTCTGGAACAATTACATGGACAAGTGGAACTGCTCCAACAACATTAATATCGGCAAACTATCAATGGCAACAAATAGGTAAGGTCGTAACTGTGCAAGTGAGTTTATTATATACGAATCCGAGTACTCTTATTTCTGCATTTACATTTCCTTTGCCTTCAGATATGCCATTGCCAGTAACACCTACAGGGTGGAGTGCCGCAAGTAGTTATTTATTTACGGGTTCAGCAAGTAGTCATGCTACAACATCATCATTATCTACGAGTGCTTTAGCAAGTTTTATACGAAGAGATGCGGCAAATACGGGATACGAAATAGGTGGAGGAGGGGCATTATCTTCAGCAAGAGGGTGGAAAATTAATTTAACATATAAAGCGCAATAATGAAGCACATCAGACAAATTAATAGTGTTGGAACTAATACTTATACAGTAGTAGTTACTGAAGGATGGATGTTGCCATTAGAGGATTTTCCTGCTGTAGTAGAGCATCCCGAATCATTTGAAATATCAGAGGAAGAAATTCCCGAACAACATCAATACCTTATTTACCAATCATGAGGAAACTTTTATTAATTATTCTTTTTCTTCCTTTGTTTGCTTCTGCAAGAAAGTTTTATGTTTCTTCAAGTACGGGAAATGATAGTTATACATTTCTACAGGCGCAAAATCCAGCTACACCTTGGAAATCACTAAAGACTATTACCGCCTTTGGTTCATCACTTAATAATGGATTTCAGCAATTTACAACATATCCAAACAAGGCTGCTGCTGGAGATACATTTGTATTTAAAAGAGGAGATTTATTTGATAACGGAGAAACTTATTATTCATCATTTTTTTGGATAAACTATATTCCAGATGGATATTCGTGTCCAAGTGGAACTGCATTAAATCCTATTGTATTCACTAATTATGGTGACCCTAATCTTGCATTACCTAATTTCTTATATCCAACTGCATCAATTGCTACTAATGAAAATAGAAATGTATTTGAATTAGGCGGTGTCACAAATATAATTATAGATGGATTACAATTCAATGATAACAGAGGCTCATTTAGTATCCAAGATAAAGTTAACCCTGCACCAACAAGAAGTGGGATATGGTTGGGAACAAATACCTTCGGAACTTGGATTGATACAACAATAATAGAACGAAAAGTAAAAGATTGTATAGTAAGAAATTGTGTATTTAATAATATATCTTTTGCTATTGGCTCTTTAGCTGGCATTAGGTGCGAAATTTATAATAATACAATAACTAACTTAAAAGCCTGTGTTGATACTATTGGTGTAAATGATGTTGGAGCTGGTGCTTTTGAAGGACTTAATGGATATTTTAATAAGATACATCATAACTATGTAAGAGGTGCTTGGGCTAAGTCTGGGAGAATATCTTCATCTAATGGATTACTAGGTGTTGGTTGTGATATATTCAATCTTAAATATTCATCAATAAGCTATAATACCTTTGTTGATTGTTCGGGAGCTTATGAGATTGGGAACATTGATTTTGCAGATGCTAATGCTGGTGCGCAGTATGATACATTCGCATATAATAAAGTAATTAATTGTGGGCAGTTAGGCTATATACATGGAGAATCTAATGACCCATTTGGCGGCAAGGTAAGAAATATATTTAATTGGAATAATGTTATTATCAATAATAATACATCACGAATAAATGGTCCTAATTTTGGGTATGACTTATATAATGATGGACAGTCATTTAGAGGGAATTCATTGGGACAATATGCGTGGTGGTTTTTCAGAAGTCCAATTAAATGTCCAGATAATGCATTACCTGAATCAAATCAAACATGGAGTAATCCAATTAATCCATCTTGGTGCAATTGGAATAGTCATAAATTTAATATACAATACTCATCAGATAATTTTGTTGGAAATCCAGATACAATAGTAGATATAAGAAATAATATTTTTTATTGTACTACTGGAGACCAAATAATATATGATGCATCCAGAACTAAACAAAAGCATAGCAATAATATTTATTATATTAAGGGTGGGTTTTTATTTCCGACATCGCTGGGTGGAACTTTAGGCACTAACGAAAGAATATTTACAACAAAGTTTTTTAAAGACACATCAGCAGCGCTACCAGAGAATTGGGATTTAAGAATAGATTCAGCTACAAGTCTTGCAGTTACTGGGGGCGCATCAATTCCAGGATTTTCTACAGATTTTGCAGGTAACCCAATAATAGGCATTCGTACTATGGGTATCTATCAATTTGCATCTGGCGCAATTACTCCATCAGTAACCACACTTGCAACCACATCCATATCATATACAACTGCTCTTATTGGGGGCAATATAACTTCTGATGGTGGCGCACCAATATTAAGGAGTGGATTAATGTACAGCACTATACCGTTAGGCACAGATACTCTTTCGGGGGTTAAGGTTATTAATCCTGTCTTGGGAACTGGCGTGTATACATCACCGATAACAGGGCTTACTTCTTCAACAACTTATTATGTAAGAGCGTTTGCAGTTAACAACATAGGAATAACATGGGGCGCTAATGTTTCGTTCATTACACTAACGCCTCCAACATTAGCAACAGTTATCACTTCCCCAGCAACATCAATAACTATATCTGCTGCTACACTTGGGGGTAATGTTACCTTAGATGGTGGTGCTTCAGTTACAAGAAGAGGAGTAGTCTACAGCACATCAGTTATATCTGACACTAATAGTATTACAGGAGGGGGGAGATTGGCTAGTGGCACAGGCACAGGATTATATACCATCCCAGTAACAGGGTTAGCAATTAATACGCTATATCACGTTAGGGCATTTGTAGTTAATTCCGTAGGCGTTTACCTAGCACCAGAGGTTACGTTTACAACACTAAATATCCCCACACTTACAACACTAGCAGCAACATCTATTACATCTAGTACGGCATCTAGTGGCGGCAACATTAGTTCTAATGGAGGCTCTCCTGTAATAAGAAGAGGATTGGTATATAATACTATACCAATATCAGATACAGGAATCAATCCAAAAGTAATAGATTTGAGTGGGGGAACAGGCAGTTACACATCATTGTTGTCTTCCCTAACACCCAATACAACTTATTATATATTAGCCTTTGCTGTAAATGCTAATGGTGTTGCCTATGGGAATGTTCTAACATTTAACACGATAATTGCTTCCATACCTACGGTAACATGGGCAGGCGTTAATCTTGGTGTTGTAACCTCGGTAGTTAATGGGAATGTAGCATCAGAAGGCAGCGCACCAGTTACAAGAAGAGGATTTATTTATAGTCTAACTACTCCATTGCCAGCAGATACAAATAGTGGAATTAAGGTCATAGCGACAGGAGGAGGATTGGGTGCTTTTCAAGCTACATTAACAGGGCTAACGGCTCTTACAACTTACTATATAAGACCATTTGCGGTAAATTCGGTAGGGGTTAGTTTTGGTGCGGAAACATCATTTAGAACGCAAGGAGCTTCATCAGTTACTACCACTCCCCCAACAGCCATAACAGCAACATCTGCAACCACAGGAGGAGTTATAACTGACTATGGTAGTACTTTTGTAGTTAAAAGACAATTAATATACAGCACATCGCCTATTGTAGACACTAATAGTACGGTTGGCGGTGGTACATTAAGCTATACTCCCAATATAACAGCATATCCTATTCTATTAACTTCACTACTTCCCAACACCACTTATTATATAGCAGCGTTTGTAGTTAACGCCCTTAATTTTTTAACAATTGGGAATCGCCTAAGTTTTACTACACTACAGTTATTATCCATACCAACGGTAACAACCAACGCAGTTACATCCATTACTTTAACATCAGCAAATGCTGGAGGCAATGTTACATTTGACGGCAATAGTGCAGTAACAAGAAGAGGTATATTGTACAGTACATCGCCACTTGGGGATACAACTACAGGCACTAAGATTATTAGTGGAACTGCTGGAACTGGTAGTTATACTATTCCCTTGAGTTCCCTAACATCTAATACAATATATTACACTAGGGCATTTGCAGTTAATTCTATAGGAGTTGCTTATGGGGATAATGTTGCCTTTGTTACACCATTACCATTATCTACACCTTCAATAGTAACGATTCCTCCATCATCAATAGGGATAACAACTGCATTAAGTGGGGGCAACATTACATTTGATGGCAACAGCGCAGTTACACGAAGAGGACTAATCTACAGCACATCCGCAATAACCGACACAAATAGCGTTACTGGAGGTGGTAGAATAATCAGCGGCACTATAGGTATAGGCACTTATACTTCTTCCCTAACAGGACTAACAGGCAATACTCTATATTACATAGCTGCATTTGCTGTTAATTCCATAGGGGTAACAATAGCCAACCAAATAACATTTACAACTCTGCCAGCTCCCACAGCACCCTTAGTAACAACCCTACCTGCTACCTTTATAACTATTAGCACAGCAGTAATAGGGGGCAACGTAACATCTGATGGTAATTCTACAGTAACACGCAGGGGTCTAGTATACAGCACAGTTTCTCCAATAAGCGACACGAACAGCATAGTAGGGGGCAATCTAATTATATCGGGTAGTGGCTTGGGGACATTTAACGCATCCTTGTCTTCCCTAACATCTAGCACAACTTACTATGTAAAGGCATTTGCTCTTAACTCAGTAGGAATTACTTATGGCAATGAAGTTAACTTTGCAACACCAGTTTTTACACCAAGGTTTAGTTTTTTAAGGATCAAGCGCCGGTATGTCCAAAAGCCTTAGTAATATTATTACGATAAAATATTTTATTTAATGTGTTGATTTTATAGTTAATTTTGAAGAATGAAATTAATAAGGCATAATATTTGCATTATTATTTGTGTACCACCATTTATCCTACTTTAAAACTATGACTATGAAAACCATTCTTAATAATTCAGTTGATTGGGTAAGCATTAAACTTAATGCAATTTGCCTTATTGGATTGATTGCCACTTCTAATTTACTTAGTATATTTACATTAATTGCAACAGTTACAACTATCTTGTACAATGCTATTCGTATTTACAAAGAAATAAAAGAAAATAAATCTAAATAATATGAAATCACCTTTTTTAACTTTAAATTCAAGGGACTTTATAAAAGGTCTATTTGTAGCAGTACTTACTGCGATAGTTACATTTATGTACACTTCATTACAAAATGGATCATTAACTTTTGATTGGAAAGCTATTGGGATGGCGGCCTTGTCTTCGGCATTGGCTTACATTATGAAAAATCTGTTAACCAATTCTAGCGATCAGCTATTGGCAACAGAAAAAAAAATGTCAAGCGATGAAAGCATATAACCTGCTAGGTGTTTTTTTGTTAAGTATTTTATTCATATCCAACTCTTGCAATATAGAGAAAAGAGTAGAAAAACAACAAGAGGCATTTGATAACATTGGTAAAAAATGGTTGGGGCTTCATCCATGTGCCAATGATAGCAGTTATATATATCTACCGGGCAAGAGGGATTCCATCCCATTTTTAATTCCTGTATTAGTAAAGGATACGATGGAAATTAAAAAGCAGATAGACAGTCTTAATATTTATTTGGATAGAAAATATAATGACCAAAAAATAGATTGCAAAAATCAAGTTCGTGAATCATATAATGCTGGATACCAAAAAGCCGAATTAGTTTGGAAAGATAAATTATCTAAAATAAAAATCCCACTTCCAGTAATAGATACCCTAAAAATAACCTTAAAAGACAAGCAAGCCATTAAATTACTTGTTAGTGATTTAACTGATACCCAAAAAAAACTAACTGATACTCAAATAAATTTAGAAAAATTTAAAGGCAAAAAAGATAAATGGTTTTTATTGTTTATCCTAGCTTGTGCTTTATTGCTTACTAGCATTTTTTTTAATATCAAAAAGCTATGAAAGATAAAATAAGTATTCTACGTTTAGAGTATTTACATCCTAAAGTCAGATTAGATTTTAGTAATTTTATAGAAGAGGCAGAAAATAAATTAAATATAGTATTAAGAATTTCCCAGGGATTGAGAACAATGGATGAACAGCAAGCCCTTTATGATATAGGCAGAAAAATCTCTGGCCCAATAGTTACCAATGCCAAAGCAGGAAGCAGTTATCATAATTATGGTTTAGCTATTGATCTTGTTGTTTTAGTAAATGATAAAATAGATTGGAATTATGATATGGGCAAACTACTGCCTTATTCCATCAAACAACAAATCACATGGGGTGGTAGTTGGCGTAAATTTAAAGACAAACCTCACTTTGAAAAAACATTCGGAATTAACTGGCGTGATATGTTAGCCAAGTATAAAAAAAAAGATTTTATACCCGGTACAAAATACATAACTTTATAATCTTAGATGATGTTTAATGATTGATAACCCTGCTTATTCTTAGGTGGGGTTTTTTAATTAATAAAGCAACCTGTATTAGGCTGCTTTATTTTGGAGATTCACTAAGGATATATAAAAAGGTTTAATTTTTACTAGTAAAGAAATCAAAATTATTAGGGTTCTCTTTTGAGGAATTATTGAGTGTGTCTGAAATGTATTCTAACATACATAAATCTTCTTTCTTTTGCCCAATATTATACTTAGACTTTTGGAAATCTTTATATAAATTAATGGCCACTTCATATTGGACATCATAATCCAAAGAATCATAAATGCTATTTATTTTTTTTAGCACACAAGAAAAAAGATACTCCGAATATTTCATAATTATAATTTAAATTGTAAATTAAATTTCTTCAACTAAAATAATTTCTTCCTTTGGTAATTCGCCTTTTTTTAATTGTTTAAAGATATTCATAACTTTAGATAAAGCATCATTCCCACAACAACTACTTCCAGATACATACATACTGTTTTTATTAATGTAATAAGTTATAATACCATCGCCATCTGTTTTTTTTACTAGTTCTAATTTCATAATTTTAGTTTTTAGATTTATAAATTTTCTTGTAAGCGAATGTTTTCGGTTAACTTAATAAATTTTTCTTTAGTCTTCATATAACTATCCCACAACTGCATGATCCGATTTGCATTATCAATACCTTCTCGTTTAGCTGATCTAGTACCAAATTTAAATTCTTTGCACCAATCGTTATAGCTTGGTTGGTTTACAGGATAAACACTTTTTACTTTAAGGAGCTGCATAGTTTTTAGATTTATGGGTTAATAAATTATTCAATTCTAATAACTTTAATTCCGGATGCACCAGCATCTCTAGTTGCATATTTATTACTACTTTGCTGTCTTTTAATCATTTCAGATAAGTGCTTCCGGAACAGTTTTATATCTTCCTTTGGAATAGATATGTATGTGTCTTCCTTTAAGCCTAATGTCTGAAAGATTATTTTTGCTGATTGATAAGTATTACTTTGATTGTGTGCCATAATACTTACAAAGGTAGTGTTATTTATACGCATAAGCATTATGTCTTTTTACTTTTTAAGAAATCATATTCTGTAATTGTGTAAATTAGTATGGGCTTAAATCCAATCTCCTCTAAAAAATCAACTGCAACCATATCAATCTCAAGTAATTCATCAACCTGTTCTCTTAACAAAGAGTCAGGTAATTTAAAAGTGATCTGGTTTTTTGCATATTTTTTAATGTCGCCCATAGTTCCATACATAAGATTCTCGTTGTTATCAATATCCCATAAACGATAAATATTGATCTCTTTTTTTTCTGTTTTTTTCATGTTCAATATTTTTAAGGTTTAATGTATTTATTTTTAATTGCTAGAATTTGTATTATTAGTTCTAATGCTCTTTTCATGTGCGATTGGTTTAGTTTTTAAATGACTAAATCTAAATTTCCGTAGATAAGATAACCTTCTGATAATTAGCACTACCATTACCTTCTATGACTTCGTGATACATTTTTGTGGCATCTGCCAAGCATTGGGCAGTCTTTTCTTCATTATTAGTAAGAAGGTTACCGGCATACATACAATGGCCATCAAGCCTTTGGCCGTCAACGAAAACCCAATAAAATGCATCCTTGTTTACTTTGACATCTAAGATCAGTTCGTACTTCATAATTTTAAATTTTAAGGTGATAAATAATTAGTGATAAAAATACGCATTTATTTGATAAGAAAAACTTAAATATTATTATTTGAATTATTTTTTTGATTACAAAATAACTCTAACCTGTCAAACCATTCGCCGTCCCAATCATCTCTATCTTTATTCAATTCTTCAAACTGGTCAGTCCATTCTTGTGCTAATTCATATAACCCACCTATACCCTCTATTACTCCAGTTAAACCTATTACACCACCTTGATCCTCATCATAATCACTAATGAATCTTACTATTTCAAAGTGAGTTTCCGCCCACGATGTAAAGCCGTTTGGGAACTTGTCAGCCATGGCAAAATAATAATGCCCATTTTCATGTTGTTTTGTTTCGTAGTATGTCATTGTGTTATAGTTTTAGTTAGTTAATCTTTATTGATTTGTTTTAATATAACTTCTTTCCAATGTTGTGGTAAATCATTGCAACTTATTACTTCTTCATTTCCTTTGCAATCTGCATCCGCATCTTCTTTACTTCCAAAGATTACAATGTCTCCGTTTCCAAAATCTAATACGTGGTCAGTTTTTTTGTCGTATATGACAAAATCAGTTTTAAATAATTTTTTCATTTGATTTAGTTTAAGTGATTAATTTAGTTAATGAATTATTTAAGATTTAATAATAAATTTTATATAATGTTGACCTAACCCTCTATAAGCGCAATCAACTGAAGCCTCAGTTAGTTGACCTACTCTGCTTATTAAATGAAAAGAATGAACACCTTCTACTTTTGGAAAGTAAAAGAAGTGAACACCTTCTGATGCCTTCTGCTTTGCCAGTTCAACAACTTTATAAGCAGTATCCATTAATTTTTGTTCGGTAGCGTTTTGATTTACAATAATTTTCATAATTAAAAGTTTTATTGATTAATAATATTTATGTTTTATACTGGCAATTTAATTAGTGTAGAATTCCATAAGATTTCTTACATAGTCTGCAATGCAATCGTATTCTGATTTATTTGGATCATTAAATTTGCTATTCAAGAAATTATTATAATGATTACAGCATGACTCCCAAATAAGGTCTAAAGACTGGTCTTCAAAGAAGCTTTGTAAGTTTAATTGTTCATGCATAATAAATACAGGATAAGCATTTAAAAAATTTGGATTTGTGTTCATGGCTTTAAGTTTTATTGGTTATTAATTTATTTCGTGATAAAATTACGCAATCATTTGTTAATTAGTTCCCAATGTATTGCTAATGTTTTGTTAATAGGCTATTAGATTTGGGATGGCATCAACTTCGTGCGCTGGTACTTGAAAGGTATGTATGTATTGATATTTTTTCAAAATACAATACCCAGTATTCTCAACTATAGCTTTGACTTGGCCAAAGTTTTGCCGTGTATAAATAAACCCAATACAACCACCTTGCAAGGGCTTAATTTCCACCTTTAAGTTATTAATATTGAATTCGTGTATTAAGTTTTTTACGCTTCTCATAATTATAATTTTTAGGAGTTTAATAATGTTTTGAAACCTTTGTAAATACTATTTTTGTAGTTATTACTAATGTGTTGATCCAGTATTGTGCCGGATGCCAAAAGCAATGTACCAACACTACAAAAGCGAATCTCTATAGTATCCAACAACTGGCTGAATGTTTTACCTTGCTTTAAAGCGGTTAATAATTCAGACTTGTTACATACTACAGGGTCATCAAATTTGCCGGTAATTTTCGCTTTAATATGGGCATCAGCAATCAATTTAATTTCGGGTGTTATACGCTTTGCTTTCATGTTTATTTTTTTTTAGATTTATTAATAAGTTCAATAAGTTTTTTTTCGGCATCAGCATAATACTTACAGACAACAATTATTTTGTTGTCTTTATAGATTGGCCAACCAGTAAATGAGTTATATTTTGGGAGGGGTATCGTTGTTTTTTCTCCTATTTTATACATAAGTTTACTTTTTTAGAGTTTATAATCATATAAGTTTCTAGAATCAACAACAAAAAAGTAATCTTTGTCGCTGGTCATTACATAATTGTGACCTATTCGGTGCAATTCACTATTATATTTAACAACATAACTTTCACTTTCTTTTTTAATGAATTCAACTTCAATTAAGAAAGGTTTTTTTTCTTGATACAATCTATTTATCATATCATTTATTGCATCAAATGGACTGATATTGAAAATATCTTCATTCATTACTATTTTTTTTGCCATAAGTTTATTGTTTATTAGTTTATTAATATTGTTTTATTATTGCCTAAATTAAGCCGTGTTTATTGCGCTGTAGACGGTCAAATTTTTGTAAACATTGCTTAAAGCCGTGTATACTTTTATCAATTTCCAGTAATATCAAAAGTTGATCAACTCGGGCCTGTGTACTTACTTTTTTTGATTCATTAAACTGTAACCCAGTTAACGAAGCGCTTAATATTTTTTTGGGCTGTAATGGTTTTTTATTTCGCATAATAATAATATTTAAAGATTAATAAAATTGTGAGCTAGTAAACAAATTAAGATTAATAAAAAAATAGTTAGGTAATCTTTGTTTTTTTGTGCCATAATATAAAATTAAATGATTAAAAAATAAATTAAGCCCGATTAAATTAATAACCGGGCTAATTAGATTAATAAACGCTAAAAGCGCTATTTTGTGGAATTATAAAAGCATTATTTGAAGTATCAATCTTTGCTTTAACTTTTTTAAATTTAAGGCCTATAATTACACTTTTTTTGTCTTTATATCTTATGTCGGATATGTCGCCGTCAATAACAGGGAAACCCATAAACGATGTTGGTAAAACTTTGCCTTCAAATACCATTGCGACACGGCCTAAATTATTGTCTAATATGTTTATACATTCAATCATATTATGGCCGCTAAAAGAGGCCGTGAGGTCATAATTTGAAGCCGTTATTTTATTAAAACGATTTAAAACTTTTGTGTAATCATAAAACTGGACATCGTTAAATTGATCTAATATATTAACCCCATTTAAGTTAAATAATCTCACATCAATATCGCTAGTTCCATTTAAACGGACGGAAAAATTAAAACCCTTGTTTTGTGCTTTCTTTTTTGCTTTGGCAATTTCACCAAATAACAGGCCACAAAATAACTCTCTATTTTCAAAAAATAGTTTTGTCTTTTCAATTCTAGCTTTGTTTATTTTTCCGCTAGTATCAATTTTATTATGTCCGGAATTATGTAAACAAGCTTTTACACATTCCATGGTTGACATACTGCAAACATTATATCCGCTTTGGTTACTGGGAGCTAAGTAAATTATAAAGGTCATCTCATTAAACTTTTCACCTTTAATTATTTTACTGCTACTATTAACCGACCCCAAGTAACTAAAATTTACAAGGCCTTTTTTCTTAGCGCTGGCAATTGACGGCGCTGTTTTAATATTTATATCTTTTTGTAAACTGTCGGCAATGTGATTAATTTTATCAATCACTTTTGAAAGATCACTTTTGTTTGTAATAATCATAAAAATATTTTTAGGTGTGAATAATAACCAAAGATAAGGTAATAATATTACGCAAAGAACAAACAGTTATACCTTTCACAAACAATTAACAATCCCCTCTACAGCCTACCATACCCAACCAAAGCGAGAGACAAAGCAAGTGATACGAACTAAGCAGATTAAAAAAGATATGGCAACAAA